CGCTCCTGCGGCAGTCGCGGCCCTTGTGGCAGACACCATCACTAAGGTCACCCGCAAGGACCTCAAGGGGACGCTCCCGCAGCCGACGGCGGGTACTCTTGCGGCTCTCAGTGGGAGACCTGCCACGGTTTCTGACGAACTTGCGGCCGAGAGACTGCGCCAAACGGTGCAGGCATATCAGGTGATGAGGGCCGCGGAGAAGGCCCAGTTGTTCTCCAAGCCCCAGTGGAGCACAACCGAAATCGTGGTCGCCACGGTACTCGGCGCCGCCGCGATCGGCGCCGTCGGATACGGCGTGTACTACTACACCACCAAGGAGGACGGGGAGAAGTAGAAGAAGTGGGAGTCCCGGCCGGCCCGCAGGGGTCGGTTCGGGATAACACTTTGCCTACATCTCGTTGGGTGGGATCTTCATCTCAAAGTCCATCATTGCGGCGTCCTCGGCCGCAGAGCTCTGGGCTTCGCTGTCCGACACCTCTCGGATCGGGGCGATGATATCCGGCCTCTGGTGGTCGAACATCGACACCATCAGGCAGTATAGAATGCTGTGAAAGGTGTCATCCGGTATCCCACGGGGCTTGTCGTATTTGATCATCCGCATGGTCTCGGAGTACTCCGACTTGATGGACAGGATGTCATCGGCGTACGGCGACTTGTAAACCTCCCACGCCGGGAGCCTCACCTTCATGGCCTTGATGGCATTGAATAGATCGGACATCAGTGGGGTCCTGAACGCGATGAACCTGTGCAGAGCTCCTCTGTAGATGAGCTTTCGTGGGGCCCGGGGGGCGTACTGGAACTGATGCACCCGCTTGGGTCCGAAGGTGGAGATCAGTTTTTTGTTTTGCATGAACCCCATGCCGTAGTCGCAGCCCAGGTACTTGAGTCTAAACTTGCGGACCAGCCTAGAGATCTCTGCGACCTGCAGCTCGGGATCTGCGAGTGGACCATCGAAGCGCTGGGAGTACACGACCTGGAAACCAGAATCGCCACGGACATAGCCGCCGACGGTGAACAACGAGTACGACGCGGATTCCCCCGTTCCCCAGTCGACCCCGCCGTACAGGGTGTGGCTTGTTCCCAGAGCGGCTACGGCATCCTCGTCCATGTGGTAGTTCGAGTCGCAGGCCCTGATGACCTCGGCTCGGCTGATGGGTTTGACGCCGGAGTCGTAGCTGATGGCCAAGACCTCGTTCATGAACTGGGCCATGTTGTAGCGTTCACGGGCCAGTAAGATCTCTTTCCATTTGTCTTGGCTCTTGAAGTACCAAGGCACCATCAGACGGCAGATTCTGAAGCCCTCGAACTCCGCTCCGGGGTTCATCTCAACCCATTGAGCCATGGGGTGTTCCGGGTTCAGCGGGTTGCCACAGCGGTCACAAACCGGACCGGTCTTGCCCAGGTTGTTGGGTCCCAGGATGTTCCAGTGCCAGGTCGATGGCTTGTTCGGTGTACCGTGGTGTTCGCACGGGATGCACCACTCCGACTGGGTCGAGGCTTTGGACCAGTAGTGCTCGATGGTGTTGTCGAACGACTTGGGTGTGCCGCTGTAGACGTAGACCGGGTTTTGTCTGTGTGAGGCAGTCTCCTCAATGACCGGCATGGTCTCCTGGAGCAAGTCCTGGATCTCATCGGCAAAGATCGCGTTCACGGAAAGACCACGGATACGGTCTGCGTTGAGGAAGGCGTATCGCAGATATATCTTCGACCTGTTGACGAACACCTTCTCCAGGATGTTCATCGTCAGTTCCTTGTGGGTCAGGGACTTGACCAGTGGGCTGATGTCGATGATGTCGTGGAGTCTGGCGCTGCTGAACACCTTGGTTTGCATCGCGGATGGCGAGACGAACAAGGACTCGAAGCCGGGGTTCATCCCGCAGTTGGCCAGGATCTTGTTACCGACGGTGGTGGACTTCTCGGTTTGGCGGCTGGTGAGTAGGAGCTTCCTCGGGCTTTTGGAGTCGTAGATGCGGCGCAGGTATCTGCGCTCCTCGAAGTCCATCTTCTTGATAACACCGCGGTCGCCGTCTTTGATTCGGACGAAGTGTTCGACCCACGTAGACGGGGTCATCTTGACACGGTGGTGGCGTCTTACAGTAGTCTTCTGGGCGAAGGGATCATCGACATGGGCGCCCTGAATCGGGTCACCCTCGAAGTCTTCGGGATCAATGCCAACACCCTTTACTCTGGACTCCATGAGTGGGAACCTGCTCCGCTTCCTCGGTGATTTGGTTCACGAGACCAGGCGAGACGAGTCGGGGAACCTCTGGTTTCGGTTCCGAATGGGACTGACCCCAGATCTGAAGAAGAACCTACGCGACTACGTCAAGGCCCACAACGCTTACTACGGTGGGTCGTTTCGCATCGGGTTCAACGGCCCATTCAAGATGCGGCTGGGCCCCGTTCGATCTCGGAAAAGAAACGCTCGACCAAAGGCCAAGGATCGGGACCAGCCCCAAGACCGTAAACGATAATGCAGAAGCTCTTGAGCTCCGAGACGTAGTTGGCGCGTACCTTGGTGGTGTCGAAGCAAGCCTGGATGGCATGCTCCAGGCGATCAGGCATGTGGTAGGACTCTTTCCAGTCCTTGGCGTCCTTGGCCGGAAAGAAGTGGAACACCATCGCGGCGTCATCCACGCGGATGCCGTACTCGACGAGGTAATCCGCCGTGTCCTTGGCCAGTGGTTCTGGGATGTGTGTGCTCAACGACGAGCACGACACGTCCTGGAGGTTTGCGGACTTCAGATCATCCTGGTTTGTGTTCGTCATTGGGCTCCTCTACGGTTTCCCCCTCGGTCTCTACAACGCTGGGGAGTGCTTTGATGTCGACAGCCTTGAGGCCTGGGATGTCGTGTACGGATAGGACCTTCTCGGAGTCGTAGGATACCTCAATCCGGCGGAGCTCTTCGAGAAGTTCTGCACTGCTGCCCCGGTGCTTGGCGAGCTCCTCATCGGCTCCACGCATGATCTGAAAGGCGTTGAGTGCGGACTGTGCCCGACCCAGACCAGGTCTCTGCAGGATTACGGCTTCCAGGAACATGCGGAACGCCATGTCACGTGCCGTGGCATAGTGGATGACTGGGCTCAGTGAGTCCGTGCTTCGGTCCACCACGGCCAGACTCAGAGCCGCACCCGCAGCACTGCGCGGAGCCATCAGCGAGGTCTGGTAGTCGTCGGTGGTGTACCCCGCCATCCACTTGGTGAAGACGTCCTTCCACTCCGCGTTGTTCATCGCGGAGTAGTCCCAGTAGTAATGGGCGTAGAGCCGGACCACCCGCGGATTCATCACTGCCTCTGGCAGGGAGAAGCGCTGTTGAAGGCGTCTCGCTATGGCCTGTGGGTTCAGTGGTCCGATCAGAAAGGCTTCCAGGGTCCGACGAATCTGAGGCTCGTGAACGATGTCCGTGGCACTGCGGACGTACTCATCGTTCGACCACATGTCTGTGATCTCCCAGCGACTCAGGAACTTCGCCGTCACCGCGTTGAACGGCTGGTTGCTGGGATCATACCCCACGGGGAACTGCATCCTGCGCTGCTCCTCCAGGATGGACTTGATCAGACGATCGAGGTCCTTTCTGTCCTGTGGGAGTGGGAATAACAGATCATCCAGACGAGCAATGACCTCGTCGGCCTTCAGAGACCGACGAGACAGCAAGTAGTAGATGTATCGCTTCGCCGGGTATCTCAGCATCAAGAGCTCGCTGTGGTCTCCGCATCCGGATCCCGCAGCGCAAGCGACCTGAGTCCCTGAACCGTCTCGTCCAGTGCGCGAACCCCGCGGGCTGCGGCGAACTCCGGGATCTCATTGAGACCGAGTCGCGAAGCCAGAAGGAGCTCACACAGCATGGAGAGGCACTGTTCAATGTAGGGGAGTCGGCTGATGTACATCCTAATGTTTTCCGAGTTGATGAAGCCGAGGCTGAGCACAGCATCGACAGTCATCGCGTTGGGGAAAACACTGGCTTCCTTCACGAGGTTCTGGCGCAGAGCCATCACCTCCGCGCTGCGGGCGGAAGCCAACTTTCGTGTGCTTTGGATTAGATCTTTGGCCAGCCTGACATCACTGACCCCAGAGATTTTGATGCTGCCGTTCAATGCCGCGGAGAGGCGGTTGTGGGCAGTCTTCGAGTCCAGCCCCGCGGAGCACAGGACCAACATGGCGTCGTCGAGGTCGAGTCGAGTACCCGATGCCGCGGCGAGCTTCGGCAGGTTGTGGTAGCGGAACTCGTAGGTGTCGTAGCTGTCGGAGAACACCGTGATGCTGGACCCAGCGACGGCCGCAGCGGTCTTATCCAGACCGTCCAGGGACCGAACCAGGGGCGTAGCGATCTCGGTATCCAGGCTCAGGAACTTCACGCTTGGCGACACCATGATGTCCCCACCCAGGGCCTTCATGCCTTGGACTCCAGGGACGATGCGGATGCGCCCTTCCTCACCGGAAAGGGTGTGGACCAGCCAGGAGTCCCCGCCGTCCATCCCGGCTTCCTTGCCCTTGATGGCGAGAGGCGCAGTGGCTTCGATGCCGCCCTGACCGGAGACGTAGAACACCCCAGTGCCCCGTGGGGGCGACGCCGGGAGGTCAACCCCTGTGGCGGTCATGGAACCAACGATCTGGTCCTGAATCATGGCGGCGGCACCATTGGTGAACACCGCGATGGGGCTGCGGGTGCCATCCAGGTCGAGTAGGCCAGGGATAACCCACCCGGTCATCTCTTTGCCCTGCACGGTACGGACCTTGTAGATGCCGGGCTTTTCCACGATCTCCCAGTTCGAGACATCGGGGTCCGCAGCAGCGGTACCAGACCCAGTCAGAGTGACAGTGCCTTCGGTGTCCACCTTCTGGGTCACCTCGGGTCCGGCCTGCTTCAGGAACTCCTTGCGGGACATGTACTGTACCGGGGCACTATCCGTGACCCCGTAGTACGCCACTCGACTCGATGTCTTCACCCAGTACTGCGCCCGGGACTCATCGAAGCCGAACTGGAACACACTGGGGCGGGCTTGGCTGATGGCAACATCGCAGAGACCAGAAGCGGACTTCACCGCTGTGTCCTGGGCCTCGCTGAGAAGACGCAAGGCTCCGAGCATCGCGGTGTTTTCAGCCGAGGCCTTCACCAGACCTGGAGTACTGTGCAGGGTCTTCGCCACCTCTTCGATGTCCTGACCCCGGACTGTGGGCAGTGCGGCCTCCAGGAGCTCGAAGCTCAGCTTCATCCCAGGACCCTGAATGTGGGTCACAGCCCCGGCTGTGCCGCCACCCATGCCCTGGGAGATGCCGGCACCGAAGTCATTGTCGCTGCGTCCCGGCGGATAGAACATGTTGTACAACGTGGTGTCGCCCCAATCCTCCGTGATCATCTCGAAGGTCTCGGGACGGAACAGAATGGACCTCAAGCGATGGGCATTGAGCGGTACCATCTTGCCAGTGCCCGACATCATCAAGTCCATCGGCATGAGCAGGTGGTTCTTGATGATGACGGGGACCAAGGCTTTCTTGGCCGATCCACCAACCCGCGTCGCGCTCAGCGCGCTGTCGGTAGCCGAGGTGATGACAACGACGCCCAGGGCGTAGCCCTGCTCCTTGTCGACCTTCAGGAACATCACCTCTGGGGTGTATTCCGACACTTCAGGGACCAAGCGGTATAGCTCGGTCAGAACCTGTCGTGTCCAGGTCTGGGGGTCTTCGTCGAGATGCACCGCAGCCGTCTTCGGCGTGGAGAAGACCAGTTCGGGCTCGTACTCGAAAATGTCCATGTCGCTCATGGTATCTCACCCCATCTATTCGAGGAACACCTTGGTGGAAAGCATCTGAGTCAGAAGCGCAATCTGGGACGGGGACAGCACGGCTGTTCCAATCGGGGGGCCTACCCCACCTGGGGGAAGGACAATCATGGGCTGGCTGAGCAAGGAAACCAGCGCAGGTCCCAGTACCGCGGATTGGGCCGCAGCCCGGCTCCCCAGCCTCACTGCGGCACCCCCGAGTGTGGCCGTGCCACTTGCTATGTGCTCGAGGCTGCCGCCGGCGGTGAGGCTTGTACTGCCGCCCACGGTGGTGCTGTGGTCCCCACCGACTTCCAGAGTGTCAGATCCCTGAACCTCCGTGGACCGGCTACCCGTGATGGTCTCGATGCGATCCCCATTGAGACCCACCTTGAGGGTGTAGACTGCCCCAGAGACCGACCCAGTGTCCCGGTCGATGCCCTGGGGTGCTACTGTGACCTCCCAAGCCGACTTGTCTGAGCCAGGCTCCGCAACGGGCAAGTACCTGACCTGGACTGTGGCCTTGGTGTCCTGGGCATACTCCAGGAGATCCAAAGTCCACGTCGCCGGCGCCTTCCCCGAGGGGTCGGACTCAGACCGAGCCACGGTCCAGCTCAGATCCCCTCCAAAGGACTGCATCTCGTAGTTCTCGCAGAAGTCCTTGATGTAGTTGAGAACCGGGATGTAGAGGCGCTGGGACAGCGCAGTAGATCCAATCTGAACGATGCCACCCCGACGCAGGATGACGAAGTTCTCGTCCCGAGTCGTGAGTCCGACGTCTCCGGGATTCAACTCTGGACGCCTGGACCGGAACCCTACATCAGTGGGTGAGCCCTGGGGGTTGTCTGTGGTCTGGGACCGAGCGGCTTGATCATCCGGCGTGATCTCCACCGAGGGCAGACCCAGATACCCCATGACGAATGGCGGGGTGTTGTCACTGGGCCAACCCAACAAACAGATCGCCCCAACCTCGGGGAGATGATGAATCCCCTCGCCGTTGGCGTAGTGGTGGTACTGAGCCATGCACTGAATGTCAGTGACGGTCTTGGCGCTGTGCCGGGTCTCTACCGTAACAGTCCAGGTCTTTCGATTGACGTCAGTGATCACGGCCTCCTCCAACCTGAAGAAGGAGTACCGGTTGTGTGAGGGTCCGCCTGGGGTCCTAGCCATGAGGCTTGTCCTGTGCCGTGCCGTAAGCTCTACCCGCTGCGACGCCGATAGCTAGTCCAGGGATCGGGTGTCGGCCACCAGGTGTCGACGTATGTCCATGCTGAATGGCGGTGAGCACACTCTGTGTGATTCGCTCACCCTGGAGACGCCCCATCCAGTCTGGCTGACTCCGCAAGGGGATCATACTGGCGGGGATCAAGTGGGACTCGTACTCAATAGGCTTCTTACCCTTCAGAACCGTCCTATTGATCTCATCCAAAACTGGCTTCGTCACGAAGTCACCCCGGACGTAACTATCATGGGCCCCGGGATCTTGCACCCGAACCACACTCGTCGCTGTGCGAACCGCGAGCTCGGCGTGCCGACGTAGAACACCCTCCCTGCCATAGATCCCACCAATACGATCCACCATGTGGGATTGCACGGCGTCAAGACCCTTCGTGCTCAACAGGTCGTGGATGTTGGGCTCTCCATGGGTGAGCACTTCACCCTTGGAGAAGGAATACCCAGGCTTGACGTGATCCAGAGTCCTCTGCCTCGACACCAAGGGGTTCTTCTTCTTGTCGATGTAGATGTTCCAGGTCCCCTGTCGGGTTTTCTCCACCGAGGAGACCACCCCAGTCGACGGAGCCACAGCTGCGTCCTCGCGACTGCGCTTCGAAGCAGCGAAGAGACGATGGACATCACTGAACTCGTCCATGCCTGTACCCTTGGTGCTGACGATACCGCCACCGTGGGTCTGCCGAAGCATTAGCTGGGCAGCGCGCTCACCCAAAGCCTGTGCCGCGATGATTCCGACGTTCTCCCCCATGTGATAGTCGCCACCACTGGGATGCACCCCCATGCACTTGGAGCAGACCCCGTGCGGCATGCGGCACTTCAGCGGTGACCTCACCAGGATGCGATCGACCTTTGCCTTCTCGGCGTGGGCCAAGAGGTCTGGTGTAACGACGGTCCCTGCCGGGACTTCACGAGCCCCCAGCTTCAATGGCGCAGCCAGGTGGCGGTCCACGACGTCCTTGTTCTTGATCGGCATCAACATGCCTTGCGGCGTGCCGCAATCAGCCCCGGTGATGGGTTGATCAATATTGGCTTGCACCAAGAGCTTGGACATGTACCCGGGCTCGCGAACCGAGTCGGTCTTCTGGATTAGGGCACGACGAGCTCCGGCAGCCTGGAGGAAGTATCCGCCCAGGTCGATGCCCTCGGCAAAGGACTTCGTGATTGGCACCTTCGAGGGGCGACCCAGGTGGTCCTCAACAAGCATGGGGGCCATCACGAGGCCCTGGTACTGCTCACGCTTGGCTTTGATACCGCTCACCGCCATGTCGCTGACGTTGGTGGGGTGATTGGCGAAGTGGGTGGAGTAGGTGTCGTGCAGCTTCCTGGTCGCGTCGAGCCAGTGCTGGGTCACCTCATCGGTCTTCCCCTGGGCCATGAGGGGGTTCACCTTCTTCTGTGCAGCCGCAACGATTTGGTCGCGCTTGTCCCTCAGTGGCTCGAGGTCCTTGAGTGTCACGGTGTGACCCGACTCGTACGCCATTTGGAACCCCAGACGGCTGAGATTGTCGGCGAGCTCCACGAAGTGCTTGGGCTGGGACTTCGCTGTATCGTGAAGGATCTCGGCCTGGAACTTCTTGTCGAATGGCGCCTTCAGGTCTGTCAGGATCCGGGTCCGGTACTTCTCCGGGACCACAGCAGCCACACGGGCTCGTCCCAGAGTGGTGTCCCCAACGCCCTGGATATGGATCGTCTCATTGAGCTGGACTCGGCTCTCTTTGAACGCCTTCTCCGCCTCATCCTTGGTCTTGAAGGCCTTGCCCTTGGCAGCCCCACGAGGGACGGACATGCGGTACAGCGCCAGGGCCGATTCGTTGGAAGGGGCGTAGAGCACGTCACCGGAACTCTCCGAAATGATTCGCTGTGACGGAACGATCCTCCTGGTCTCCTCCACTGCAGCGTGGGTCAAAGGGACCATCAGGGCAACGGTGTCGCCATCGATGTCAGCATTCAGTGGCGGCAGCACCAGGGGGCTGAGCTTCACCGCGGGGTCGTCGGTGAGCTTCACGTTCTGCCCCACCAACCCGTACTGGTGGAGCACAGGATCTCGCTTCATCAGGAGTGGTCGATTCTTGATCTCCTGCTCCAAAGCCTTGATAGCGAGTGGCGCCTTCTGCGACACCATGATCTGTGCCTTGTCACCAGGCACACCCGAACGAATCAGACGGCTGACTATGAAAGGCCGGTAGAGCTCAGCAGCAATCTTCTTGGGCACCCCGACTTCATCCACACCAAGGTCGGGGTCCACCGTGATGGTGGCCCGAGACGTGTAGTCCTGCTTCTTCGCTATGATCTTGTCCTGGAAGAAGCCGTCCTTGGGCTGCTCTCCGCTGAGCATGTGGAGAATCCCGGGTAGCTTCTTGCTCCGGTCCTCGCGAGTACCACGCATGTCGAGGTCGAGCGCCTTCTTCCCCTTCGGAGTCGTACCAAACAGGTTCCGAAGCTCCTGATACAACCCGGCCTGAGCATCGAGCGTGGCGTTGAACGGGATCTTCTCCCCATGCTTTAGCGACTCATTGGTCACACCAAGTCGGCGGTACAGGGCGTTGAGTGGGTTGTTGTTGATGGTGCCGTCCGGCTTCGTCGTCTGTGGACGGAAGATCGGCGGTATCACGGGGACATTCTGGATGGTCCAGGCGTCTGCTGGTTTGACCCCGAGCTCCTTTAGGGTGCGCAGCGCGTGGTACTTGAAGTGGGCCTTCTCCAGCGCAGCTTCCTTGATCTTCGGATCCTTGAGCGCATCCTTGGCGTCCTTCAGCTCCTTGTCGACATTGATCTTGGACAAAGCCTCGCGGAAACCTCTGCCGCCGTATTGGCCACCGGGGAGCTTCTTCTTCCCCTCGATGATGTCCGAGATGTCGGCTTCCTGGATGCCGAGGACTCGAGAGATGGCTCTGGCGTGGATGGGGTTGGGCATCGGCTCATGGAGACGGATATGACCCCAGTGGGTTCCACCTTCACTTCCGCCCGTGATGTGTGGGTCGAAGAGTCCGCCAGGCTCGGGGCGGTCGTCCTTGCCACGAAGTGTACGGGTCGGTCGCTTGATTTCCCCTCGGCTCAGGGCGAGGGTCTCGGCATCAGTCCGCGGAATGATCCGAACGGTGCCTCCCTCGTTCTTCACGGTCGTGCCCATCGCTGTGAGCATGGCCTCGAACTTCTTGTAGACGAACGGGATCTGGGGCTTGGGTAGAACGGCGGCGCCGTTGGTCAGAGCGGCCCAGACCGCATGGGCCTGGGACTGGTCCGACTTCAGGGTCTGCATTTCCTTGAGGTTGTCGTGAAGACCAGAGGCTAGAGCCGCATAGATCCCCAACGAGCCCAAGGACTGAGCTCCGTTGTGCCCACCACCACGAGGGATCTGGGTGTTGGCATCGTAGTGGAGCTTCGGCGTTCCCAGTGCTGGGAAACTCGGTCCGCCGCTGCGGACGTGGGTCTTCTTATCGATCTGGTGTTCGAGCTGGAACACGTAGTGGGGACCCACAGTGATGTCCCCGAGCTTCCTCCCCGTCTTGGGGTCGTAGAGAGCTTCTGTGTCCTTCAACCCATGGGACTTGAGCTCGCCCTGCAGCTTCTTCAGGTAGTCGACTCCGCCCTGGAAGTTCTTGACCACGTAGGCCTTGCCGGTCTTTTCCGCGATTCGACCCGCGGCTGTCTCCAGGATCTGCCCCGGGTTGATACGACCCGGCACTGACACAGGATTGATCAAGATCTCAACGTGTTTGGACTCAGCATCATGTGGCATCTCCTTGTCGGGAAGGATGCTGGCCACAATGCCCTTGGCACTGTGCCGGGTCGAGAGCTTCGACCCCACCTGGATTGGCTCCAGGGTCTTGACGTGGACCACGATTTGTCCACCCACGTTCTGGGCACGGACCACCTCACCGACATGGTCAGAGTCCCAGACCATGGAGGCGTTGTCATAGCGCTCACGTAGACGCTTGCCGATCTTTGCAGCGGCTCGAGGGCCCGTGGCGATCAGCCTGGTATCTTCGTTGAGAGCCAGGACGAGTGGATCCCCGGGATGAACCTTGGTGCCGACCCTAACGATTCCGTCGTCGCCAATCTTGTTGAGCTTGTCCAGGCCAAATACGGTGCCCTTGCTGCGGATAAAGCTCTTCTTGTCGACGGTGTGGTTGTCGGTGACAAGCATGGAGGGCTTGTGCAAGTGCTCGGAGCTCAGCTTCTTCGCCGCAGACTCGGAGATTACGATGCCGTCTTCGTGGTTTGAGCCGTTAGCGATGTAGGCTACGCGGAGGTTAGTGCCGAGAGCGAGCTTGCCGCCCTTGGTGTAGTTGTTGTCTGCGACGATCTCTCCGGCCTTGACCTTGTCTCCGGGCTTCACCAAAGGTGTGGAGTGGAGTTCACCCTTGCTGTGGTTGGTCGGGTAGTGGTCGTAGAGGTCGACGGTGTGAGTCCCAGACTTCCCACGGATGACCACCTCGCCGGGCTTCACTGATACCACGACTCCGGCTTCCGGTGACTTTCGGGCCAAGAACCCGGAACCGACGAGGTCTTCAAAGGTGCGTCCGGCCCCGGCCTCGACCTGGACCTTGGGTGCTTCCCTTCCCGTGATGCTGATGGCCTGCGCCATGTGTCGGGCGCTCATCGTGCTGCGTCCGGCGCTGTCATTCTGCATGAACGGGACGAGATTGGTCTCCACGGTGAAGACCTGTGTCGCCGACGGCATCACGTAGTGGGCATCACCCCAGGGTAGGTCGTCACGGATCTGGCCGTGACCATCACTCATCCTGGTGGTCTTCCCCCGCGGCGTTGGCTTGCCGCCCTTCCACACCACCTGGTCTGGGAGGATCACGGAGCTCACCGATGCCCTTGCGGCATCGACGTCCTCGAGCTTACCGGTGCGCAGGTTGTAGAGCCGGATGTGCGGCTTTCGATCCTTGACGGTGACTCCGAAAGCCTTGTGGGTGTTGACCCCGGTGTTGGACTCCGGGGTGTAAACGGGGTCCAAGAATCCGAGGTGGCTGGGGTCCAGGGCGGTGTTGGACTTCGACAGTGCGTGCTGATTCTGGATGCCACCAGGCCCGGTGATGGTCACCAGGTTGTTGTCGCTGATCATTGTCAGCGGGTTGGTCTGCTTACCAACGGAGGTCAGCGACGTGGTGAAGACGTGATTCAGAGGGCGCTGAATCAAGTCAGGCATGAAGACGTCACGAAGGACCTGACGATCTCCAGAGGCTAGACGGCGTTGAACCGTGGGCTTGCTCAAAGCCTGCTGGACTCGGCGGGTGATTTCCGGGGAGGCCTGAGCGATACGCTCCATGAAGTGGTCCTTGGCCGACCACAACTCCTTGTACCGAAGGCTGTCGATTGGGTCGGGATCTTTGCGACCCGCACTGACATCCAAGAGCTTCTTCGACGCCTCAAAGAGAAGGGCGGCATTGACCTGAGAGGTACGCACCCCGAGATTGGCATGAGCCACTTCGGGGTCCAGCTTCGTGGACTCAAAAATCGCGTGGGTCTCATTGCGAAGATCTGCGGTGCTCGCCGGAGCTTCCTTCCGCCACACCTCGTAAAGGGACCGAAGGTTCTTGTCCACACTGGCCTTGGACTTCGAGGCGTGGAAGGTGGACTCACCCCAGGCCTTCTTCATGGCCTCATCCGTCACACCCATTGTGCTGAGTACGGAGTAGAGCGGGATCTTGCGGGACCCCACCTTCATGTGGATGTACCCGGACTCATCGAGCTGTACGTCGAAGCTCCTGCCTTTGGCGAGCTGGAACTGGGCTTCGTACTCCCCTGGCTTCTCCGTGGCCTTGACGTAAGCACCTGGACGAAGACGCCACTGGTTCGCGATGGACTTCTCCTGCCCACCCATGATGTAGGAGTAGTGCCTGGTGAGCTTGGGGATCTTAGCGATCAGGGCATTGGGACGAGACACCACCGTCTTGTTCTCTTTGGTGTCAACGACCTCGATGGTCCCCAGGACTGGTACAGCCCAGGACTTACCCTCCAGCCGGGCCTTGGCCTGACCCTTGATGTCATCCGTGCCCAGGTGATCATCTACAGTAAGTCCGCTTACGCGAACCTCGAATCGACCAGACCGATCTTTGATCGGAAAGGTCCCACTGATCTGTGTGAGGAGTTGTTCCTTGAGCTCCTCGAACTGGGCTTTTGGGTCGGAGGTGAGCACGGGTTGAGTTTACTCGCCTTGAAACGACAGGGTCAACGCGGGTCTCATCCATCCTATCAGATTGTGGAGGTATTCATGTTAGATCCAGCCGAAGACAGCCTAAGCGACTATGAGTCGTCGCTGTCTGACGCCCTTTTCTGGGACATCGAAGACACCGGGGACAGTGACGATTCAGAGTCCGAGGACGAGAAAGACGGGGACTAGCCAGTGGCATCAATCTTGATTTGGAGTTTCGTGGGTGGGTTCCTTGCCGGTCTGCTGGACGGTTTCCGTGAGTCTGGGATCTGGAGTTTGTTCGGATGAAGTCCAAGGCATCCAGGGATCCGAGCGTTGAAATCAACACGCCGGAATGCCTGTGCTGTGCCGACCAACTGGAGCTACACGAGGAGTCCTTCGTCATGCTCCGTGGCGTTTGGATGATCTCTTCGGGGACGGGTCTACCAATCTTCGTATTGGACCCAGACACCGGGAACATCTGGGACAAGCTACCAAACGGTCAGACCGTGATCGTCACAGATTACTTTGGACCCACGAAGCACGCCCACAAGGAATGCGTCGAGCGCCTGATCGACGAGGAGCTCGATGACGGGGTCACAGACTCCGATGGTTTTGACGATGACTACGCCAACCTGGATACCGATCGGTACTGAGAATGTATAACTACTCCCAAACCAAAGAACTTGTTCGACGCGAGCTACTGGCCCAAAACGCGGCTGTGGTGGCCAGGTCTTCTCAGGCCCTCAACATCCCACTCCTCCTGGGTCCTGTGGGTGGTGGCAAGACCAGTATCGCTCGGGGATTCGCTATCGAGTTCGGGCTCCAGCTCTGCGCCATCAACTCGGGAGAGAACTCCGATGCCACGGACCTGAGTGGTGTCCCGGTCCCGTCTAGAATCGTGTCGAAGGAAGACAAGATCCCCTACATGCAATGGGTCTTGAACCGCTACGCCGCTACGGCTTGCTCGGAGCCGGTGTTTCTGTTCTTCGACGACTTGGACAAAGCACCCCCGCCGGTGCAGAGCGCACTACTCGGCATCACAGCCACCCGGATGTTCCGGGACCAAAAAATACACCCCGGCACACTCATCATGGGGGCCGGCAACCGCATTGATGACGACATCAATGCGAATGAGATCTCTGAGTCCCTGCGAACCAGGATGACCATCATCGAGATGTCACCGGATGTCATCTCATTCTCCAACTACGGTGTCAGCAGCGGAGAAATCCATCCCGCCGTGATTGGCTACCTGCAGTACAAACCAGAGCACCTCTACAAGCACGAAACCGGTGTCAATCGATTCCCCTGCCCCCGTGGGTGGTGGGAAGTGTCCCAGCAGTTCAGGCTCTTTCCAGATGCTGAGGAAGACCTCTTCAGCAATGGAGCCAAGGACAACTGGAAAGGTATCGTTGACCGCAAGTGTGGTTCCCACATCGGCAATGACTTCTGGGCCTGGTACCAGGTCATCTCCAAGGTCGATATCAAGGGGATCCTCTCCGGGTCTTCTCGGCTTCAACAGGGCTCGGACAATGACCGCAGGATGTCGCAGTTCGCGGCGATCTTCGCCATCTCACAGGAGCTCAACCTGCGTGGGGTGAAGGCCGAGTACATCGGGCTGCCCACATTCGTCACGGACCTAGATCCTGAGATGCGGGTAGCGTTTGTCGTGCAGATCTCTCAGAAGGTGAGGGTCAGCATCTCCACGATGTTCCCCGCCGCAGCCAACACCATGATGGCTCAGATCGTTCAGTCACAGAACGGGAAGAGTCGTCTCCAAGGGGCCACCCCATGATAAACAAGGCCAGCATCACAAACCGGGACGCGCATGAGGCAGTGCATGGCGCGATCACCGAGTTGATGATGCGATTCCCCCTTGCAGGACTATCCTGCTTGGGGGAGGCCGTTGTGATCGAGGAATGCAGCCATGCTGACAGCCTCAACACCGACGGCCGTTCCATCAGGTATTCACCGCATTGGATCATGCAGTCCACACACCGGGGTCGTATTTTTGATCTCCTCCATGAGTGGCTGCACATCTTCTTCAACCACGTTTTGAGGTGTCAGGACAGAAACCCCGAGGTGTGGAACATGGCCTGCGACATCATCGTTGTGGCCGAGGCCTGCAGGGTTCTATCCACCCCCAACGACACGTGGGAGCCACCCACAGACGGGGTGATACCTCCACCGTGGTCTGTGGGGCTCACCACTGAAGAGATCTATGACAAACTGGTGTCGAACCCACAGTCCAAGCCCCAGCCGAAGAGGCCAAAACCAGAAGGCACCGACACGCCTTCGATTCAGGACTCATCCGACCTGAACTATGCCGGGGCCAAGGCCCTGGAAGCCAACCCGGAAAAGGAAGACGAGTTCTACCGCAAGTTCTCTTCCGAGCTGGCCCAGGCCAACCTGGTAATGCAGCAGATCTCGAACAAGAGCTCTGAAGACCTGTATGGCCCGGTGATTGGGTCGCGACTGAACCAAGTGCTACGCGGCAAGATCCCTTGGAGTCGCCTGTTGAAGGGCGACATGCTGAAAGCCTTGGGGGATGAGTTCACGTCGTACTCACCACCAAAGATGAGGTACTACCCAGAAATCATTCTTCCGACACTGAAGTCTCGACAGGAGAAGACACTTCTCATCGCCATCGACGACTCAGCCAGCGTCGGGGAGCGTCTGCACCGCGAGTTCGTAGCCAATGTCATGCCTGCTGCGAACCGAGCGGAGTGGACTGTAGTAGTCACCTTCGATCAGATCATTCGAGAGACCATACGAACCAGGAAGCCGAAGGACATCATGAAGCAGGCCAAGTTCCTCAGTGGCATCCACTCCTGCACTGATGTGAGGCCGGTGTTCGAGTTGGCCAAGACAGTGAAGCCGTCGGCGATCGCTATCCTCACCGACGGCTTCCTCTCGATACCAGACAAGCCAGTGCCCAACACGTTGTGGTGCATTCCCACCAATGGAAAATCCCAGCCCTGGGGGAAGAACTACGTCATGGACATTACATGGTGATTGATCTTATCGAAAGTGCTGCAAAGCAGATGATTTCTGATCGCATGTGTGCTGTGTACAGCACACATGAGCATAAGACCTGGGATGCGATACTTCTAGCTCTGGGGGAGAAGGCGAAGCCAACACTAGGTGGTTTGTTGAGCCGTGCAATCCCTGAGCGAAGCATGACGAAGTACGTCGAGTTCGGTATCCACCCAAGCGGCGCTATGGATTACGAACTTCCGGTGGAGCACTACTCCAAGGGCCGACTCATGCAGTCGCACCCCATTCATCTCACCGCGATGTTTGGGGGCGTACTGCGTAGCCCTGGTGAAGCCAAGCGGATGTATGCGGAGCACCTCGGGATGAGACAGCAGAACTTGGATGCGTCCAGGGGCATTCCCAAGAACCCGAGATACCCGACTCCGACCTTCCATGGCTTGTGGGGTCAAACCCACGTCCCTGGTTTCTCGGCAGAAGACTGCGGCATCGAACCACTGGAGTTTGATGATGCTGTCGACAACATCCACTTCGCGGCGTGGTACACCCAGCCCAGTGTTCGAGCCATTGTGGAGCGGCGCTTGACCACGGATCAGATCCTAACCTTGATCTACATCACAGAGTACAGCTCTACGACCTGGAGGACTGAACTGCAGAGTGTGGTCTACGCATCTACGATGCGGGACTGTACTTCTGACAGGGGTGGGAGCTTCCATTACGCAGCCCTAGCCGAGCTCCTTGGGTTCTGTACCCCGGAAAAGGCCAGGGACGTCATGGATCGCCTCAAGGGGGCGAGACGAGTTCTGCTCATCACAAGGCCCGACTCCACAACCAAAGACATGACCAATGGGCTTCGCGCGTTGGCCACCACCAACAATGAGGAGACCCTCGCACTGTTGTCCCGCCTGGGCAGAACCCCAGCATTCGAGGAGCTCTCTGCAGTCAAGGGTCGTGGGCTGGTCGACATACTCTACTACATGCCGTGGGAGCATCTCGAAGCCATGCTTCAGAGAGACGAAGACAGGATTCGTGGACTCCTGCTACGTCATGTCGATGGCGACTCGATCAGCAAGGTATCAGTGTGCTTGGTCGATCACAGGCATAGAAGGATATCGGCGAAGTACAGATCGAAGGGGTTGGACTCGAACTGGTCTACGCACTATACCGCCCTGGCGACACAGTACACCGCATGTAGAGATCTACGCAGCAAGCTCCTGTCTGCTACGGGGTCCCCCTTCGTTGCTGTGATGGCGGCACTAGACGTACTCGACGACAAAGCCGACATGATCAGGTCCATGCTACAGAAGCACCCCGACTACCCCAAGATCGAGTCTGTTCAGTCCGAGTATCGCGCACTGCCCACCGATGCGCTGAGTAGTTTTCGCGGGTGATGGGGTAGTTTCGGTGGTGAGAGAAGAGGCCTCTGGGCCTCTTCTTTGTCTACCTCCGCGGCGGAAGTACCTCGGGTTGTGGCCGCATGTCCACTCCAGGCTGTGGGGGCTGTTGCGGGGGTTCGGGCTGCTGTTGCTCCGGCATCACGACCTGGGCCAACTCCGGTGACTCCACCCTGAGCTGGGCCATGTAGGCCTCGCGCTGCTCCGCTGGCATGGAAGAGACCCTGCGGGCCAGGGCTGCGGCGACGCTGTCCAGTGGATAGCCCCCGACCTGGTGCAGCCTCGAGCCCTGGGCCTCGGCAAAGGGGTCTTTGGACTTCGTGGTCTCAGCTGACATGGCCTTCTGTGCCGCGCCCTGGGCCTCGGCCTGGTACTTCGCTGCAACCAACTGGGCTTCGCCCTGGATGTCGGCCTGCAAGAGTTGCTGCGACCGCATAGCCTTGGACTTCAAGTCCACTTCTCTGGCCTGGAGATCGACCTCGTCATCGATCTTGAGGTCGGCGTAAGACAGCAACGTAGCATCAGAGATCTTACTCATCTGACTGAGCTGAGCCATGTAGGCCTGGCGCTGGAGGTCATCAGCCATGCGGAAAGGCTTGAACCGGCCATCTGGAACAGGCCAGTTCAGGAAAGCCCCCATGCGCTTCATCACCCAGTGCAACAGACGCTTGTGGCCATGAACATTGCTGAGGAAGAAGTTCTCTAGCATCCGCATGCTCACCGAGGTCCCAGCGTAGTTGCCGTGGCCGAAGACCAGGTCGATGGGGAACCCCATACCGACAGCGATCTGCTCAGACATCTGCTGAATCTCTGGCATCAGGAGAAGGCTTCGACCGTTCTCACCAATGGTCTGGTGGCCCACGGGGAACGGCAGAATCCCGATGTAGGCCGGGTCCATTCTTTGCCTAGCGATCTCGCGACGGATGTGATCACGCCAGTCAGCTAGGTTGATCGTCGTGAAAGGGTCCGCCCCAGCCGTTGCGGGTTGGGGGAACAAGAAAGTCTGTGGCACGAGGTGCTGAAGCAGGATCGCTTCCTGGGCCTTCTTCATGACCTGGACGTAGAAGGCGTCCTTCAGCACGGGCATGATCAGTGGGATACCCCAACCACGATTCATCGTGCTCAGGCTGGGCCGGCGTAGGTGGAAGACCTCGTTGCGGTCGAACACCAAGCTGCGCTTTGTAGTCACGGCTTCGAGGAACACCTCTGGTGTCGTGGCTACGAGGTCCTTCCGTCCCATCATGACCTGGCTACGAAAGTCCGGGGACAGGTCCAAGCCGTAGTCCATCCGGCCGGTGGCCTCATTGTAGAAGATGTGGACGTACTCCGGGTTCCACCGGATCATATTGATCTCGGCGTACTTCGGGTAGTAATCATCCCGGCTCTTCGCGAAGTCGGTCTGTCCGCACTTCGGGCACGTCAGCCAGAACTTGTGATTCACGTACCGCCAGTGTGGGCGGCTCATCACGGCGTCATGCTCGGCGTTGCAGAGCGCGCAGATCACCTTCTTGCGGAATGGGAAGCTCGGGCTGACGAAGGCATTGCCGTAGACGTGAAAGTCCAGGTTGATCTCGAACTGGTGAACCCGGTAGTTCATCACTCCGAGAAGGAGCTCCTCCCACTTGTTCACCACGCCACGATCCTTGTGCTGAAGGATTAGGTCGGTGACTGGATACTCCGATGCCTTGGTGCAGATCGCGTTGATGATGCCGTGAGTCAGGTGATAGAACCTGCAGAACCCGAACAGGGCTTTGACTGTAGGTGGGGTGTAGGTACTGGCATGGTCGAAGAAGGGGTTGGCAAAGGGCTGATACCTTCGGCCCAAGATCTGTGACCGACTCGCCGTACCCTCGAACTGTGCGGATCGTGAAGCCCCAAAGGCTGCGCCACCACCACTAAAGAACGTCATGGTGCCTCGACACGGCGGCGACCGCCGAGAAGACGGTTGGCTCCGTGCTCAAAAGCCATGGACGACGCTATTTGTGGGATCACGGGTAGGCCGCTGGTGAGGGCACCCGCAGTAACACCGCTTCCCAGACCCACGAGCTTCTGCCTCATGCTGCGCCCGCCAGTAGCGGACTCGTCCCCACGGGCCAGGTCAGGGACTGACATAGCCACAGGAAGGCCGACGCCCAGCATAGCCCCGGTGCGTCCACCACTCATGATCTCACTACCCATGGCGCGTAGAGTACGCCCTGGAGCCGTGGTGAGTCCACGGGCAACGCCAGGGACGCTCGTGATTCCGGCGGCGAGTGCAGCGTCGCCGTGCTGACCCGCAGACCTAGCGCTTGCGATCTGAGCCTCCAGGCTACTAGCTGCCGCTGGTGTCATGGTTTTGCTGGCCGCACGACGGCGAAGGAGGTCGATCTCCTTTTCAGCCGTAGCGGAGCTGCGCAACCCGATGTCTCCGGCACGGTCTGCATAAGCCCCGGTGAGTCCGTGAAGCTGCCGGGCACCAAAGTTCTTCACACTCCGGCCAATACTCTTGGCCGTAGCGCCTATGGCCTGCCCACCACTGAGGCTGGGATCTAGGAGTCGAGTGTCTTGATACCGTCTGCCCAGAAGACCGGCGCCTCCGCCGATAGCAGCCCCCCGAAGACCACCGCGAAGAGCCGCAGAGCTACCACTCTCACCTTCACCTCTCGTGGCGTAGCCATGAGCGGCGCCGACACCAGCGCCGAGTAAGGCAGTCCTGGTCGGGGATTCCGCTATGCTACGACCCAGGTTGCGGCCCAGGCCCATGAGACTCCCCGTAATGGGTGCTTGTCTAACCCCTTGGAGGGCACGGGACAGCACCCCAGTAGCCGCAGACTCCTTGATGATCTGACCCGCCACACGAAGGCTTGCTGTATCCATTAGCGCCCACCGATCATCCTGAGCTGCTGAACCAGTCTTGCCCGGATATCACGAGCATAATCCCACTCAATCAACAGATTGTACACCGCATTTCCCGCCGTGGTGTCGGGAAGACCGTCAAGGGCTTGGGCCAACGGCTTCTTCACCACGGATTTCCACAACCCCTCGGTCTCATCGCGCAAGGCACTGAACTCGTAGGGCAGGCGCTTCAAGTCCTTGGAGCCGCAGGTGATGCACTTGACGTCGTTGTCATCGCGGTGGACGGCGTGGCACGACGCACACTCAATCTGATTGCCCTCGAGCTCGCGCCTCGCGAACTCCAATGGCTCAGGGACGAAGGCGTAGCCCTCGGTGCGGAACACAGCGGCTACGAACTTGTCGACATCGAGGCCTGTGGTCCGCTTAGGATCAACGGCCTTCATGATGTTCACACCGCTGACGAGATGGCCGATCTCGGGCTTCTCGAAATACGTGAAGTTCGGGGGCATCCCACTCAGGGCTCTGCACACCCAGTGGAATACCTCCCACCGCCGCCATGGAGATGGCGACTGCAGAAGGGTGCGAGTGGCCAGGATCTTGGTCCACGACGCATTGGATACCACTAGGCCGTCGCGCTGCAGGGTGAGCTTCAGTACATCGGGGTGCCATTCCGTGTAGGGCTCGCCGTAGCGGTCGAGGAGAAGGAGGCCAAGAACCAGTGGATGTGCGTCGGGGTGCCTCCAGATGTTGGAGGCGTTCAGCGAACCCTGCTCGACTCCTGCGGTCTTGACGTCGCCATCCAGGGTAGACGTGATGGCCGAGACAAGACCATGGACAGACACTTCCGGAGACTCCACGGGTTCAGCGTGGGTCTCCGGTTCGTGGTCCGCAGATCTCTGGCCCTGTGGCCAGGACCTGTACTGAGAGGGGTCAAGCAAGGTCTTATCCGGCTCACTCCGCGATGTAGACCAGGATGTAGGACCTCACCCCATCCGGAGCTGTGTTCGGGGTGTAGCTGCCGTTGGGCAACGCCGAGGCCGCATCCGCCACCGTGCCAGCCGTGGGCACAGTCCACGCCGTATCGTCGTCGGCACGGGAGAGTTCGCGGATTGCTACCGCAGCAATCGCGCCGTCCTCCTTGAGCTTGGGCAGACCCACGCTGGCCGTGATGTACCCGACAGTGGCGGTTCCACCGGCGCTGCTCATCGCAGGCTGCTGGATCCGTGTCACGCGCTTGAAGAACTTGGAGCCGTTCACCGTGGCCCCGCTGCTCACAGCGAAGGTCTCGGAGATGTCCGCATCGTTCTCGTCAACACCACTGATCGTGAGGTTGCCACCAGACCAGCTGGCGTGAACCGCGAACACAACGGTCATGGCCCGAGCCACCGACATCTCGCGGTTACCCACGCGGTCTCGGTTGAACTCGGAATCGACGTTGAGGTCCACAGCCGAGGTCGCAGCGACCAAGCTCGCGATCGAAGCGGCATCCGCGGCCACACCAACAGCGACAGTGGCATCCACACCGCCCTGAGCGGGGAACGCCACTGAGGTGACCTCGCTGAAGTAGAGCGTGCCGGTGGTAGTTCCGGCGCCGGCGCCGCACGTGACGGTTTCGGTCTGGGCCGCACCACCAGCGTCCTCTCCAACCACCACCACGGCTCCGCCGGTGAAATGGGCGGGGGTGGTGCCAGCCGCGGTGATGGTCACACGCTTCGGTGACCGGATCAGGGCGGGTCCCGTGCTGGGAGCCAGCGCACCGGTCAGGGTAGCGCCGGTGAACGTCACTGGGGACGCTGCCGTCGCAGTGGCGACGACAATGCCATCGGCGTCGATAGCGGTCGTAGGCACCGCCCCGGTCTTGAAGGCATACGGCGCGACAGCCTCCATAGCCTCGAACCCATGATCCACGTCCTGGCGAAGATCATAGATCTCACCGGACAGACCACCACCCGGCCTGACAAGATGCTGAAGAACCGCCTTCGCGCTTCCAAATGCCTTAGAACTCATGTGTCTTTCTCCTCAGTTTCGGTTGACTTACACCACAGATGCCGCGAGACGGGACAGTACCACTTTTTGGGGGTCCGGCATGGACTTGAAGATCCCCACGGGGTCATTTTGGAATGACGTGGCGAACCCCTTGCCGAAAGTTTCGTCGAGCTTGGTGTAGCCATTCTCGGCGAGACTCTTGAGTTGTAGACCACTGACGTAGTCCGACCCCGAAGACCAGGAATAGGTTTCGTCCTTCTCGGACTTGGACATTGCAGACGCCAACTTACGCGATCCGTACACCGCGCGATAGGGGTCAAGGAAACCCACAGAGGGTCGACCGTAGCTGGAATCCGCCCCGGTGTCTGCATCTGCGGACTTCAACATCTCCACCATGACGATCGCTGGAGTCCTGTGGAGCTCTTCGAGGAGGACGGTGTAGGACGCCTCCTTCTCCGTGCCCTCAAAGGATCGAATCCTGGCGATGAGCTCGGCCTCGATGAATGGGCCATAGTCGTCCCCGGCGTAGTCCAGTGCAGACCCGCTGACCTTGAGCCCAAAGTCATCAGCGCGCCGAACTAGGCTCTGGGCGAAGGCCCGGCGGTCGTCGAGATCGAATCCGTTGACATGCTCGTTGAAGTAGGCCTCGGCGATCTTGACCTGGTCAGGAGTGTCCAAGGCATAGCGGCTCTGTTGGGGCAGAGCGAACCGGGTAGCAGTGGCCACCTTCCGGATACTCGTGGGGCTGTCTTCCATAGTCAGGTCCTCAGAAGATAGCCAACCCTCCTCGATGAGGCTGTACGCCAGCTTGGCGGCTGAGGTCTTCGCCGGAATGGCGATCCGGTTGTTGGGCGACGGCTTGGGGTTATGCCCTTGGATGTTCCCGCTGGTCGGCATCACCTCGGTGCCGTTGAGGTCGGCACGCTTCGACCCTGGCATGCCGTACCTGGGGTCTGGCTGGTCCTTCTTCGTCAGCGCCTTGTCGATGTTTCTGCGCGTCTTGCCGGGCTCAGAGAAGTCGGAGAGTGGTCCAAAGATGTGACCCGCGTCGGGGCCCTCACCGCGCTGCAGTGCGGCATCCTGGTCCGGGCTCAGCCGGATCTCACGACCACCGACCTTGGCACCCGATGCCTGGGCCTCACGTAGGGCGTCCATGTTCTTGCGCGCACTGGCCGACCCCGAGCGGGCCTTGTCCGCCATGTCCATGGCCCCGAAACCGACAGTGGCAGCACCCATCACGCGGCCTAGAACAGCTCGCTTCACCAGGGGCTCCGGGGGATCCAAGTCGTACCAGGCACAGGCGTTGATCAGGTTGGCGGCCACCTTCTCCTGGGTCTTCTGTGGCAGAAGTCCGCCGCACTCCAGGAAATAGATGATCGATGTCGTGAGGTGGGACTCATCGTGCATTGCGTACTTCCGCAAGATCTCGCCGTGGTTCTCTGCGACAAGGGCAAACAGCCTGTCTGGGATACGGTCGAGGTCCTCGACATCCAGGAGCTGAGAGGACGCCAGCTTCGGCGGGATCCCAATCCCGGTGGCGGCTACCTTCTGCCTCAAGACGACGCCCTTGGGGTCGTCGTAGATGTCGAGCACGATTCCGGCGATACGCATGACTCAAATCGTACTTCGCTGTGGGGAGTTGGGTCAAACCTACTATCAGTGTGTGGAGGACATTGAATGCTCACGGATGCGCGCAGTCTGGTTCGAGGACAGCAAAAGGATAGCCCAATCCAGGGCAAACAAAAAAACTGCAACACATGGGGGGAATACGAACCCGCCGGGACCTCCCCCACGGCAAAGCTCTGTAACGGTGGTAGCTTCGAGGGGGAGTTCTTCGAACCCTGCCCGGCTCGAGAAGAGTGTCGGTCCAGGACCCGACAAAGGGCGGCGTCCCAGGACCGAGTTGAGGTCAGGACTTCTCAGGAGAGACCTTTCGGGTCAAGTCTGTTGTACCCAGGTGATCAACCCCTCACCCGGCGGGAGGAACCATACCGGTGGAGTCCCGATAGGGTTCCTACGTCAGCCCCAACCCGCCCGATCCCTGCTGTCCAGCCCATCTCTCTCCAGCCCACTGCTGTAATCCCACCAGACACCAACCCAGTCGCCATGCAGACGCCCTATGCGTCCCCTATGGCAGCAAACCCGGCTGGGAACGTGTCCCCCACTTTCTTGCCCGTAGCGGACGAGAATGTTTGGTCCCGCCTGGGACGAAACATCACCCAGGGCTGGCTGAACTCCACGGGCTGGCATGCGTTTGACTTCACCCGGAACGTCGACCTATTTAGGCGGCGATGAAACTCATTAGACGTGATCCCACAGCTGGGTACTTAGACTCCTGGCTGTGGCTCCCTAAGATGCACGTCAGCGACACCCAGGTACGATCAGCATTCAACTACTTCGACCCCAGGTCCAATCAAGTTATTGAGGCCTGGGGCGAAGAGCCCCACCACTACCGGGTGCCGCGTAACTACCTGGGCAGCGACACACTGGGAACACTTCCATTCCCGATCTACGACACCAGGCCGAAGACCTTTCCTTCGGTGAAGTTCACCAGTCAGGTGGTCCTGGACGCCAAGGAGCCGTCCAAGAACTACCAGGCTGAGGGCAGTGCTGCGCTACTCAACACCTACGATGGCATCCTTTGCCTACGCTGCGGCGCTGGGAAGACCGCAGTAGCCCTTCACAGTGCGGCCCAGCTTGGTGTCCCGATCCTCGTAGTGGTCTCTGACAAAGGCCTGGCTCAACAGTGGATGGAGGAGATCGAGAAGCACCTGGGTGTCCCCAAAGACAAGATCGGTAGAATCGGTGGGGACGGATCTCTGTTCGACTGGGAACACCCAATCACAGTTGGGTTGGTCCAAACACTCGCCAAGCGCGTGGCTGACAACAAGCTGCCCTCCAAGATGCCACACCACTTCGGGGTGGTGATATTCGACGAGGCTCACACCATGGGCGCCCCGTACTTCAACACCTCGGCTCCTCCGTTCCACGGCAGGCGCTGGGGGCTCTCGGCGACCCCAGCCCGGGAAGACGGGTTCGACACACTACTACGCCATACCTTGGGCCCAGTGATCTACAGCTATCTGCAGCCAGATCTCAAGCCCACTGTGTTTTTTCGCCAGTTGCCAACTCGACTCGACCTGTCCAACCCCGTGGTCAAGAAAGCCACACACGACATGGGCGGTGCCTTCCACTTCGGCATGACCTTTGGCCACTTGGCCAGAGGAGTTCCGGAGCGGACGAAGCTCATAGCGAAAGAGATCGAGGGTGCTTTGTCGACGGGCAGGCAGGTCCTAGTCCTGACGCACAGCCTTGAGATGACTGAAGCCTTGGGGGCTCATTTCCCCAAGGCCGGGGTGGTCCACGGCAAGGTTCGCGAAGCCGAACGGTTTCGTCGTATCAGAGAGTGCAACCCAGTCATCGCCATCATGCAGCTGGGCAAGCAGGCGTTGGACAAGCCCAGCCTCGACACCTTGTTCATCTGTGATCCTTTCACGAAGCGAGGGGTTCTGCAGCAGACCATGGGACGGATCCTTCGTAACTTCGCGGGGAAGAAAAAACCAGTTGTGGTTTTCTTCGAGGACATCCATATCAAGCCGCTATCCAAGATGTGCGGGAAGCTACGTTTCAGGCTCAACCGCTGGCCTGACCACAAGGGTGGAGCCATCCCGTACAAGATCATCACGCCACGAAAAGAGGAACCATGAAGATCACCGAGCTGAACGTCACTGTTGACCACGAAACACCGTCCTCGACATGGATGGACCGTCTTGTCCTGGTGTCTACGCTACCGTCCCGTCTTGTCGGTTTGGTGGAGGGGGGTGTGAACCACTCCAACGGCTTCATGATGTACGCAGTCACTCTGTACCTCTGCAACCTCCAGGCACAGATCGACCAGAAGACCGGAGCAACGCGCCTCACCGCGATGCCACATGGTTTGGCGCCCTACGACGGTGCCTGGATCCTTCCGCGCATCTGGGTGGCTCGGTGTGAGAACGTCGTTCACATCCGAGATCTCCCGGAGAAGGACCAGGAATGGTTCCGGTCCCAGTACGTCAGCGTCGTTGCCGGCCCCTCCATGATCGTGCCGGCCACTGAGGTCACCACCCCATCTGGACTCCAGTTGGTGCCCAGCAGTCGTTAGTATGGACCACCGCAAAGAACTGCGGGTCATCAAAGAGAACTGGAATGGCTGCTCACGTTGTGGACTCTACGAGTTCCGCAGCGTGAGCTGTCCTGTTGTCGGTGTAGGAACCGCCGACGCAGACTACCTGTTCGTCTTAGAGGCCCCGACGAAGCAAGACATGAAGGCTGGGAAGCCGCTCAGCGGAGAAGACGGCGACGTCTTCCGCCGACTTCTCGAAGGCAGTGAGATCCCCATGAAGTCTGTCTACACCACCACAGTGGTGGGGTGTCAGCCCTTCGTGGTTCTCCCCGCCACTGAAGACGCACCGGCTCGTTCACAAGACCGGCTACCCAACGCTGAAGAGGTAGACGCCTGCAAAGAACGAATCCGACAAATCATCTACGCCGTGGACCCCAGGGTCATCATCGCTATGGGCAACAACGCCTGGAAGTCCTTGGTGCCTACCAAGGGTCGTGGGCGAATCAACACAGTAGCCGAAGCCGCGGGCAACATGTACGAGACCGAGATCCCCGGCCGGTTTCCTGGCGGTAGGATGCTCCGATACCCCGTACTGGCGACACTCAGCTTGGAGCAAGTGATGTCCAACCCCAGCGTTGCTGAGCACGCCCCGATCACCTCCACCATGGAGGCGTTACTACGACTACACAAATACACAACCTGGTTGAAGAAAGCAGAAGCATGAGTCGCGCCATCCCCCTTGCAGCACAAGCCGCCCTGTCCAAGTTCGAGTCAGCACGAGAGACTCTGAACTCGTACTCCCAGCGCAACGCAAAGATCATCAGAGACTACGATATGCTGAGACAGGCCCACAACGAGGCCTTGAAGCATATGAAGAGCGTCTACAAGGAGCACTACAACCTCATCGGTGAGAGCTTCGGAGACTTCAGGGCTCAGCCCAGGAGGGAGCTCGACGTCGACAAACTCATGATGCTGCTTGGCACAGCAGCCGACGCCGTGACGAAGGTTGACTACAAGATCGATCGTGAGGCGTACAACACGGCCGTGAAGTCTGGTCTGATCCCAGCCAGCGTTGTGCAAGCCGTTGAGATCGAGGCCCAGCCAGCCATCTATGGCCCGAAAGAGGTGTGATGCCTGCGTACCTAGAGCGTCGTACTTTTGTGACGGTCCGGGACAGGGATGGCGAGGAAATCAAATACATCGGAGACGTAATGGCATCGCATACGAAGACGGAAGTCAAAACAGGCGATCTCTACGCCGAGGTCTACGGGAACGGGGCCGCCCGAGTATCCGTGGGTCTCGGAGAGAAGATCGGTGGGCCTTATGGCTACAGCAGTGTAGACGTCAGAGTCAATGTGACACTGACATGCAACCAGGATGAGGAGACCCTGACTCGAGCAGCGCATCTGGCGTTTCGGGAGTGCGTCAGCGTCACCGATGACATCATCGACAAGTCTATGACCATGTTGAAGCACCACTTAGAGCGCAACTACGAGGACGGCCGTGCCAGGTGAGAACACTGGCTTCCGTGGCAGTGTCGTCAATGTTTCAGAGGTGATCGTCCAAGGCGACTCCGTGAACGGGGCCCGGGTGATTTTCCGGGTTCTGTTCACGGACACCGAGGGTGTGGTTCATGCCACCACCAAGCACGAGATCGATCCGATGGCTCATGGCTCTGACCTACAAGAGGCTGTGTCCGCACTGGTGAAGGCGGTCACGCGATGGGCAGAGACAGCGCATTTCTCCGCACCCATACTAGAATCCACAAAGAAAGAGATGATCCTTGGACTCGCAGAAAGTCTCGAAGATGCGACTGGCCCCGCTGGAGGTTCTATCCCGCAAGGTTGAGGACTTTGCCGCTCTGTGTAAGCCCGACTTCATCTACGAAGATGGCTGTGCACAGGGAATGGTCTTTGCTGAAGTAGATCTCAGCAGCGTCGCTGGAGACAACGAACCAAAGACCGTAGGACTGGTGATCGAGAACCCAGACCCAACACCCCATGTGTTCACCCGGTGGAGTCGAACCCAGGTGCTCTCACACATGGGTGTGAGGGAGAAGTGGTTCCGCATCACCAGCGGACTCGACGAGGTGCAGGAACTGAACCGCCGGCTACCCACGATGCAGAACCACATGGTCAGGACGATGGAGTCTTTCGATGACCCCGGACTCCGACTGATCCGTGGTTTCGTCTCCCGGAGATACGCCGACATCCCTGACACCGAAATCATGCGAGCTCTGACAGGGCTCATGCCGGAGGGCAGCTACCTGAAGCAGTACTCCGGAAAAACAGATCGGGCCCTCTACGTCTACGCCCTCACCCCAGGAGAACCTGTCGAGATCCCAGGCACTCAACTCAAGGGCCGTCCCGGGGTGGTAATCAAGAACAGTGAGGTCGGGTTCACATCACTCTGGGTGATACCGATCTTGTTCATCTCCGATGACCGAGATCCCCATGGCTGGATCCCATTGGTCCTGGAGAAACAAGTGGCCTTGCGCCGCGTTCATCGCGGAAGTGTCGATGACCTAGCCTCCGACTTCAAAGGGGCCCTGGGCAAGGCTGCAGGTGTCTGGGGGTCTCTGGAGGACAAGCTCCAGGGCCTAGCCAACATCCACTACCCTGACATCGACACCGCAGTTCTCAAAATGACCGAGGCATTGGATAAGTCAGGGGCAACCCGGGCTTTCGCCTTTCGCTGTGAGCAACACTACAGAGCCAACCCGGCCTCTATCCCAGATGGGGTGGGGGTCTTCAACTCTGTGCTTCACGTCGTAGGCGAGGAAACCAACCAGGACGACGCATACGTCAAGGCCGCAGTGGCCGGGGCTATGCTGTTCAGACTCCTGGGCCTGCGCTGACCCCACTCCAGGTGGGGAATGGCAACCATCACCACACCATGTGGTGGGTGACGGTTGTCTCCATTGCACCCCACCACGGGTCCCCGTAAAACCGTCGACCCAGCGGAGAGACATGCACCATATCGAAATCCGACTGCTGACCACCATGCTGCATCGCGGTGACTTCGCACCACTCATACAGGGTGACATAGCCGCCGAACACTTCGAGTCCGATCTTGGTAAGATCCTCTTTGGATTCATATCAGGATACAGTCAGCAAACCGACAAGGTCGCTAGGTACCCATCTCTGGCGGTGGTTCGTAGTCGCTTCGATCATATCGAGCTTCCAGAACCAGACCCAGGTGACACTGTTGAGTCCTTGTTGCACGAGACGCTCCTCACCCGCACCAAGTCGGAGCTACGCAAGATAGCTACGGACCTGCAGTCCGTGGCACTGAGCTCGGACAACCCCAGGGACTCACTACCTGAGATCTTGGGCGCTCTGAAACGAATCTCGGACAAGGGACAGAGAAGCCGCCATCTGTCCCTGGCCGAAGCCTACCCCACCATCCTGGAGAACTACGCCACCGGAGAGATCCTTCCAGACGGTATTCCGTACCCCTGGGAGTCTTTGAACAAGGCCACGAAGGGAATGCACCGCAAGGAGTTCTACGTCTTCGCCGGGAGGCCTAAATCCAGGAAGACCTTCATCGCTTTGTGCATCGCGGTTCACGCGATGAAGAACAGCCACGCCAGGATCTTGGTGTTCACCCCCGAGATGCCAAGAATGCAGGTGTTGCTCCGCGTAATCGCGTTCCTCAGCGAGGTTCACTACTTCGAGCTGAAGAACGGGAAGCTGAGCGGCGCAGAGGAGATGATGCTCATCGAGCAGGCCAGGACCTACGCGATGATGTCGTCGGAGACCGAGAATGACTATCAGATCCGACTGAACCGAAGTCTCGGACTCCCCTCCGGAATCATACCCTCCATCGACGTGGTGGAGAGTACCGGACGCACCGTGTCATGGATGGAATCGCAGATCGAGATGTATAGACCCGACATTGTCATCTGCGACTCCTTCTACCGCCAAGCACCCGAGGGCACCAGGAAAAGCGATGCAGACTGGAAGGCCGTCACCTACATCTCAAGAGCCCTAAAAGATCTTGCGATGTCGACGAATACGTGCATCCTTGGGACCCACCAGATGAACCGTGGGGCCGAGGGTCAGATCGGCACACTCTCCAACATGGCCCTGGCGGACGCCATCGGGCAGGACGCAGACGTCATCTACCGCGTCATCACACAGAACTCCCAGGGAGCGGGTAGGTCAGCACTCGTAATCCTGGGTGGTCGTGAGGTGTCCATTGATGGGGTCTTCATCAACAACGAGCCATGCTTCGATTTCACTGAGATTGGAGCGATCACGAATAAGGCCGCTATCGTGAAGTGGCTCGAAGAGGATGACAACGCCGCTGCTGAGGAGGCCGCCAAAGAACTCCTGCACCGACGCGGTGGGCCATCCGGGGGCAAGAAGGGGGCAGCGAAGAAGAAGGATGAGACGTACAGCAAGGCCTCGGGCAACGTCAATGCAAAGAAAGCTGAGCTGGGTAATGCACAGACCGCAATCGACAGCGCGACGTAGTCATGTCCAGAGACATAGCTGATACGATCTTTGAGCTTTCACCCGGTCTACGTGACGGGGCGAAGGTCGCATCGAACCACATCATGATCCGATGCCCGTTCCACAACATGGGACAGGAGCGGACACCCTCAATGTCGGTGAGCACGGAGAAGCCCGTGTTCAACTGCTTTGGCTGCGGAGAGTCCGGGCACGTATCCAGGCTCCTCCGCCATTTCGGGGCTGGCAAAGAGTCCATCGACGCCATCCTGACGTCAGCAGGTCTCAACAACCCTGGAGTGGTCAAGACCGGTGGCAGGGTCGCGGCGACGTACATCGCCAACGTCAACCCCTTCCGCGGTGAGTTCGTCCTCGACGAAGAGATCCTTGACGAGTATCGAATGGCCCCTGGCGTGCTCCTATCCGCGGGGTTCACCAAGGACACGCTGAGGCACTTCGAGGTCGGGTTCGATCGAGCCAATCTGAGGATCACGTTCCCACTGAGGAACATCTTTGGGGAGCTCGTCGGTATCTCCGGCCGTGCAGTCCTCGACGTGGAACCGAAGTACAAGATCTATGTGACGGAGCTGATACGACGCAGGGACATGCACGTACCAGAGACCTACACCATGGAGTCGGTGAAAAAGGCGTTGCTCTGGCACGCCCATGTAGTGCGACCTTTCTTGCTCAGCACCGATGAGCCTCTGGTGGTTACCGAGGGGTTCAAGGCTTGTATGTGGGTCTGGCAAACATCCTATCAGGCTGTGTCCGCCCTCATCGGTGCGTACCTCACAGATCTGCACGCAGAACTAATCGCAACATCAGTACGGCAGGTGATCCTCTTCCTCGACAACAACGGTGCCGGTATCCGTGGGACGTACCACGCCGGCAACCGACTTACGAAGGTCGGTGTAGAGGTTCGTGTCGCGTCGTATCCCGATGACAGGGAGCAGCCCGACAACCTAAAGCCCGAAGAAGTACAACTCGCAATCGAAAACGCTGAAAACTATCTGACCTGGAGAGAACGAAATGGGAAACGATTCATACATGAAGATGCGCTCCGGAGCGCTGGGCGGGGACATCGAAGGGCAGTTCAAGAAGCGGGCAGCAAACGTCGGTGGTAGGGGCGGCCCACAACGGCAGATCCCGGAAGGCACCTTCGAGAGCTTCTACCCGTCTGAGACTCCGTGCTGGGTCCACATCTCTCCGACCAACTTCACGTACGATATTTACGACCGTGACAGCAAAGAGGTCGTAGAGGCCACCACGACCTGGCTCGAGACTATGGGTCACTACGTGCCGAAGAAGAAGCAGACCCTGGCCTGTTCCTCCGGGGCTCACATGGACAAGCCCTGCTATGGCTGCGCGGTGCAGCGGGCACACTACGAACGCATGGACCGAATCCAAGAGCAGAAGGGATTCCGCCCAGAGGACAAGCCCCCAATCGGCAAGGGTTCGCGCTTCTCCTTCGCCGTCACGGTGATGGAGAAGTTCTACACCACCCCCGTCCTGGACAAGGACGGGAACCACCGCAAGACCCGGGCCGGTGCTCCGATCATGCGCCACACCCCGGCTCCACTCGTCAAAGAGAAGGACCGCACTGGCCCCACGGAGTTCGGTCGCCGCATGCACTGGACCATGGGCATGGAGAATCTCACCCAGCTGATTTCCGCAGCAGGACCCAAGCTGAAGCACCACTGCATGAACTGTGCAGATGAGATGTGTGCTGCGGCTCTGACCTGCCCGAACTGTGAATCCGTGGTCAAGCTCCCCGAGGTTATCAGCGGAGAAGATCTCAGAATCGCTGTCTCCAACGAGCGGACCTGCTCAACATGTAAGGAGTCCTCGATCTTCGTCCCCAAGTACATGTGCGAGTGTGGCAAACCCAAGTCTGGTGGGAGCCTTCTAGGCTTCGACCTGCGAATCAAGAAGACCCCGGTCGGTGAGAAGTCCAGCATCATCGAGATCGTGGGTGTTCGGATGCCGACCCACCTGAACAAAGCCAACCCCCAGGATGTCAGGGACCGGCTCACCAGCATGGTCATGGAGCCCCTCAATCTGCTGGAGATTTTCTCTCCAGCATCTCTGGCTATGCAGAAGGCTTGGATCGGAGACGACATCCTCCAGGGGATCAGTCCTGAGCCACGCAAGACCAAGGCTACCGAAACGGAGTCGTACTCCGACTCTGTCAACTACAACGAGTAACACATGCCGCGACTCCGACTGCTTCCGCCGGTAACGGCGGTGACTCAGCCGGAAGAGGCCACCCCGGTCATCGAGTACTTGATGAACCGGGGTGGTCAGATCGCAATCGATACAGAGACCACGGGACTTCACCGCACGAAGTCCCGTGTTCTCTTTTGGTCCATGGCCACAGAGGACAAACGTTTCTTCCTCTCGGTCGATCGACTCAATCAGTTCGATTGCCTCTTCCAGCGAAAAGACATCAGATGGCTCCTGACGAACGCCAAGTTCGACAAGCACATGTTGAAGAACATGGGCTACGACCTCAGAGGTGAGGCCTGGGACATCATCGACATGGATGCCATGGACGATGACACACGCCCCCACGGGTTGAAGGAGCAGTCCAAGTACGCCTACGGCGCCAACTGGGGTGAGTTCAAGGATCTGTTCCTGGATCCCTACATGGTCTCTGAGGTCATGGGGATGGACGCTCTCATGCTGTCCGGATTCAAGAAGCTGGGGATCGGGGACAAGCTCCTGGAGGTCTACGACCAGTGCCCGGAGATTGTGGAGGAGTACGCCAGCTGCGACGCCTTCTTCACGTACATGCGCGCTGCGGACCTGATGAAGCAGCTCGACTCACTGTACTTGCCCACGGAGTACTTCCCCGAGCTACGCACCCTCCTCGACTACTACCGCATCATTGAGATGCCGCTGACCCAGACGCTGTGGAAGATGGAGCGTGTGGGGATCAATGTTGATGTCGACTACGTCAAGAAGATCGATGGCCCCATGCGAGACGGTATCCGGGCTGCTGAGAGCCGGGTACACGACGCAGCTGGCAAGAAGTTCAACGTCCGGTCCACCGATGAACTCAGGGGAATCTTGTTCGGTGAGAAGTCTGGATTCGGGTTCAGGCCTGTGTCCTACACCACGGGCAAGGGCAAGCCCGTTGCGAGTACGGATGAGAGCACACTGAGCATCTTGATGATGCGGACCCCAAAGGACTCTCCAGCGGGTAAGTTCCTCAAGGCGCTCGTCGATCACCGACATCTTGCCCAGCTGCACAGCACATACATCAAGAAGCTGCTCGGTCGTCTGGACGAGCACGACACCAGTCTGAGATGCAAGTTCAACCAGTCGGTGGCCCGCACCGGCCGGTTGAGTTCATCAGACCCCAACATGCAAAACATCCCAGCCCGTAATGACCCCTACAAGATCCGTGGGGCTTTTACGGCGCGCAACGGCAAGGAACTCATCGACTACGACTACCCCCAGATTGAGTTCCGCATCGCTGCGGTCTTGTCCGGGGAAGAAGGCATGATGGAGTCCATCCGTAAGGGATGGGACGTACACAACGCCAACACCGTTAGGATGTACAAGTCCGACTCTGACGTCACCTACGAAGCCGTAGTTGAATCCCGAAGGAAGAAGGACGCCAAAGAGTCACTGACTGAGATAGATCGCAAGCTACTGCGGTTCCGAGACGGCGCCAAGACATCTGGTCTGGGATGTCTCTACGGTGAAGGTTCCGGAAAGATGGCTCACGACCTGGGCTGTAGCAAAGACGAGGCCCAGGAGCTGATCAACACCTTCTTCACCGCGAATAAGATGATCCATGCGTCGATTCAATCGATGCACAGCTTCGCCCACGAGACAGAGATGACCTACACCATGCTAGGTCGTATCCGTCGCCTCCACCGCATCAACTCCAGCCTTGGAGGTTTGGTCGCGGAGGAACGTAGACAGTCCTACAACACCCTGATCCAAGGCAGCGGCGCAGAGATGCTGAAACTGGCCATGCTTCAGATCGATAATGACCCCGACTTCCAAGCCCTTGGTGGTCGACTTCTACTCACAGTGCATGACGAGCTCGTCGCTGAAGCCCCAAAGGACACAGCAGCAGAAGTCAGTCGCATCATGAAAGCCAAGATGAGCGATCCCTACAACTGGGGGCCAATCGTAATGACGTACCCCGTACCCGTAGATCCCGAAGGGGCGCGGGGCCACCGATGGAGCGATCTCAAGTGAAGAAGAAAACCAAGGCTGTGAAGTCGAAACCGGCGAAGACGAAAGCCGTGAAGACCGTGGAATCCAAACCCACGACTAGAGAACCCTCGGGTGGGGAGGACAGGGCTGGTGTACTCGGTAACCTGATCCGAGGGATCAATGCCAAGTACAAGGCCACTGTCATCTCCCTAGCCAAGGACACCAGCTCCTCGTACATCCTGCGTAGACCAACGGGGATCACGAGTCTGGACATCAAGCTAGGGGGTGGATTCCCGGCCAGCGCGGTGAGCGTCATTGTTGGACCCGACGGGGCTGGCAAGGACTACATCGTGTGGAGAACTGCGGCCGAGGTCCAAAAGATCTATGGTGAGTCCTTTCGCATGGCGATCTTGCTGACAGAGTTCAAGCTCGACAAGCCCTTCATGCGAGACATCTGTGGCTTGAAAGTGGCACTGACACCGTCCGAGATCGAAGAGCTCGATGAGTCCAGGACGAGGCTCGGTGTTGACATCCTTACGGATGAGGAGCGCGAGAGTCTCACCACGGAGATTGGCGAGATCGGGATCATTGAGGGTCAGACCGCGGAGGACGGGTTCGACATCCTCATCGACATCGTGGAGAAGAATGTCTGCCAACTCGTGGTGGTCAACTCCATCGGGTTCATGCAGACCGCAGCGAAGGAAGCCACGGATAGCTTCAACGAGTTCCCGCAGCAACGGAACGAGGCAATGCTTCTCACCAAGGTCATGCCGAAGCTCAGCATGATCCTGAACCGATCCAGTCATGTCGGGGAGAGGAACGAGACAGCCATCATCCTCATCAACCAGATGAGGGCTAAGACAGGCGGTGCCCCAGTACGTGGCCGCCCAGTGATGGAACGCGACACCTATCAACCCGGTTCAGGCGCCTGGGCCCTGAAGCATGGCAAAGCCCTCGAGCTCTGCATCCACAAGGGGAAGAAGCACACCGATGTGGAGACCAACGTCGTAATGGGCCGAGAAGTTCCATGGCAGATAACGAAGGGAAAGCTGGGTACTCATGACGGTCTCAGCGGCAGCTTCGACTTCTTCTACGACGGGGGTGTCGACATCATCGGGGACCTCTACAACACCGCGGTGTCTGCAGGGCTGTTCGTAGTGGGTGGTGCCTGGATCACATATGAGCACCCCGAGTTTGGGTTCAAGGCTCAGGGAAAGGCCGGGGCCAGGCGCCGGATGATAGAGAGCCCTGAGCTCTGCGCCCACATCCGTGACGCCTGTTTCCGGGCGGCGCAGACCGTGTACCGGCACAAGTGAAGACCACGAAGCAGCGTAAACGCCGGTCCCGCCGTGTGGAGAAGACAATCGCCCAAGACCTGGGTGGTCGTCTGACCTTCAACAGTGGGGCCGGCGACGAGAAGGCGGACTGCAGGGTGCCACATCGCTATAAGGGGTCGGCCCAAGGCGTTGTGGAAGCCACTGCCATCGCTATCCGGGTGGAGAGCAAGACCACGGAGAAGTCGAAGTACACCATGATGGCTAGGGACTGGGCGGACCTCTGGAGGTCAGCTTCCCTTCAAGGTGAGATCCCTGTCTTCCACATCCAACTCGATACACACCGCGACCCCTTGGACCTTGCCTTCGTGACGTCAGCCCTCATGGCGGAGTTCACCGAGGACATAGCCCCCAGTGATGGGAGCTCAAGGGCCATAGTCATCAACCGGGAACGCGGCGAATCCCTGATCCCGAGCCAGACCGTAAAGATCCCCCACCACAGGTTTGATCTGGTCGGTGATGGAGGCCGACACTACAGTGTTTGTCTCTGTCTCTACAGTGTCCTGAGATCACACCTCCACAACCTGGGTCTACCATGAAGAGTGCAACGAGCATCAAGCACATCGCCGACCTCGGGAAGGAAGACGCCGTAGACCTGGAGAGCCTCTACGTCGAGACGCTGGCGGAGGAAGTGAAGAGTGACCGACAGGGTGTGTTCCACCCCAGCGCGATTGGGATGTGTGGTAGGCGCAACGTCTACGAGTACATCCGGGCCCCCTACATCAAGACCATCGACCCCGACAGTCTTGAGGTGTTCGCCATGGGGCACGCCGTACACGACATCATCCAGACCCGGCTGGAGAATCTCACCGCCCCGGCTCGGCACGGGATCACGTACAGCTTCAGGAAAGAGGTCGGATTCGACCCCAAGACTGACAAGCTCTTCCTCAACTACGGGATCGGTGGAACCACCGACGGCATCCTGACCTTCTCCGGGCCAGGATGGGAGCAGCGCGGAATCCTCGAGGCCAAGTCGATCAAGGACAAGCTCTTCTCCGAACTCACCGGACCAAAAGATGACCACCTCATGCAGGCGCATCTCTACGCCTACAGGTTCGACTGCCCCTTCATCTGGGTCTGGTACTACAACAAGAACACGTCGGAGCGTCTGATCTACGCCAGGGTATTCGATCCTGAGATCTTACACGCCGCCCTGGACCGGTACGTCGGTTGGATGGGTCACATCAAGGACGGAACGCTGCCAGATCGGGAAGAGAGTTGGTACATGTGCCCGAGGTGTGAGTACCGAGACATCTGCAAGCCCCCGACATTGGATGCCATCAAGGGCAAGGCCGCTGGGCGAGCCAAAGCCAAGACCATGAACACACTGCGCAAGACCGGTATGAGGAGGCTCGTATGCCTAGATTGAACCTAAGTGGGGTCCCGATACTTGAGGCCGGTATAGACCGGGACATCAAGATCACAGCCGAGTCCATCATCGATGACGTCAGGAAGCAGACCAGGGCTCTTGGGCTCTTGCCCTACCCAAAGCCTGACACTGCTCCCGACACCTTGGTTGGGATCGAACTGGAGAGCTTGCCGAATCATGCCCTGGGTCAGCTCTACATCCGGTACACCGCCCATGCCCAGTACGTCGGTGGGCAGCTCGCTGAGTTGGAGGCGGCGTATCGCCTGGCCTGCACCAACTTGAAGCACATCGATGCCAAGTTGAGGTCCAAGCTCTTCGCCAGTGCTGTGCCCAAGGCAGAGGTGGCGTCACGGGCAAAGGACGACGCCTTGTACCAAGAGTTCGATACCGAGGTGGTTCGTCTGTTCGCGATGAAGACCTTGGTCACGGCACACTACAGGGCCTACGACAAGCAGGCTGCGGCTCTGAGCCGCATCATCTCGCTGCGTGAGCTGGAGTTCGAGCAGAACCTTCGGGGGTCGAACATCGATGCGGCAAAGAACAGGCGTGGTAAGGGCAAGGCCACACGCCCCAGGATGGACATCGACGGTAGCCCCTTGGAGTTCCGCCGGCGAGAGGGGGAAGACTGATGACCCCGCTCTTCTCCTTCACCGCCGAGTTGTCGGACCCCGCACCGATTAGTGTCAACGAGATGTACTCCACCGGTAATGGCGGCAGGCGGTTTCTGACCTCCGCGGGTCGCCACTACAAGGACCGAATGAAAGAGGTCGTGTCAGAAGCCACGATGTCTTTGAGATGGAAAGACGCCGTCGATGCTGTCTATAAGGGTGGGGCCTGGGTTTCTCTGTCCGTAGTCCTGGAGGTAGATCGACTCGCAAACGGGTCGTGGAAGCCGGGTGGTGGCAAGACCACCTCCGGAGATCTCCGAAGTCCGTATCGAAAGATGGACGGGTCAAACTACATCAAGATCGTTGAAGACGCCGTCGTCTTGGGCACAGGGATTGACGACTCTGCTCATCTCGATGTTCGGGTCCGTAAGACCCAAGCCACGGGAAAGCCCCGAGTCGTTGTGGAGTACAAAATCTATGGGACGAGCCACGGAACTGGTCAGCCTGAACAAGGACAAATCGGATAACCCGAACTACGCGGTGTGCTACGCCCGAGGCGCTGTGTTCAAAACCGAAGGCCACTTCTTTAGGGTGGAAAAGGGTCGCCGTAATCTGGTAAAGCGCGAGCTCTGCGCATCCCAGTACTACGGGGCGCGGTGCAGGATCTGTCCCAATCGCGTAGAGGCCCCGTGTTGAACCTTGACGATCTCAACACCACAGAGCTAGTTGCTCTAGCCCGGGAGAACGACCCTGATGCACATCGCGGTCTGGGCCGTGACGTGCTGTTCACCCTAATCACAGACACCTACGAAGACACACTACCTGAACGAAAAGTTGACAAACTCAGACTGAAGATCATGGGCTACATCCTGGACCACTGGTCCCAGGTGAACCCTCTTCTGTCCTGCCCGGCAAAAACCAAGAACCCAAGAGCGTGCTTCCGCTGCACTGACGTGCAGGTCGTGGAGTGCGCGTTCGTAAACCCCGCTGCATTCGACAAGACCCAAGGAGACTGAAATGACACTTCCCGCAGGAATCAAGGCTCGTACCCGTGAAGAGTGGACTTCGATCGCGAACAAAGAGGAGCCCATCGAGCGCAAGCCCATCATCGACGCCTTGAAGGCGCTGGGCATCGACCCGATGGACTACCTCGCCATGGACAATGACGAGCGCGTCGAGCGCGTCATGGCGGCTCAGAGCGAGGGTGAGGAGGAGGCACCGAAGAAGTCCAAGGCCAAGGCCTCGGCTTCATCAGCCTCGGACGAGCCAGTGACCAATGGTAAGTCCTCGGCTGGCAAGGACCTCGCTGGTCTCCAGGCCACGGTGAACCACCTCCGCGCCGAGGTCGAGGAGCTCAGCGCGCTGGTTCGCGACGCCCACTTCCTGATCCGAGTCCTGGTTCAATCCGACGCCCGCCTGAAGGGCAACGCCCGGGACGAGGACCTCCAGGGAGCGATGTACGGCAAGCTCGCGGTGGCCCGGGGAAACGGCTAGCCCGGACTGACCAGCTTGGGGTCCGTCCACTTCCTGAAGATCATGTGTTCGACATCGACATCGATAAGCTCCACAAGATGTCGATGTCAGAACTCTTCGATCTCATGGGGCAACTGGGCCTCAGCACAGCGGGTCTAGAGGACCGGGCATCGGCATTGGACAAGCTCATGTCCGATGCCACCACAGTTGATATAGTGGAGTAGGAGGGGGCGGGTGATCCGCCCCCTCTCTTTTGGAGGTCACCATGCGCTACCTGCTTTTTGCCTTCACCGCACCCTGGAGTCTCACCATTGGGTGGGGCTGGGTTCTCCTACTCCGACTCTTCGCCGCCAGAGATCTGCGGTGGGAGCCCACTGGAGTGCTCACCGCAGAGTGGAGACCCTGGGCAGCCCGGCTCTGGAGGTTCTCCACCACCCTGGGCCGCGGAATCATCTACCAACCCCAACACCGCGCTCGCCGAGGATCCCCGTGGACCAGAATCCAACACCACGAGCACCTCCATGTCAGGCAGACCGAAGACCTCATGCTCCTTGGCTTGATCCTGGGAGCTGCCGTCGCCTCACTGACCCAGGACTGGACTCTTGGCATGGTGCTGTGGTGGAGCAGCGGGATGTGGCAAGTCCCCAACTTCCTCACCGCCTGGCTTCGTGGGGGTCACCCCTACAGGGACGCCGAGCATGAGATCGCGGCCTATGCCGCCACGGACGAGGACGATGAGGGCTGGAGTTGGTTGAAGCGACACCGGGCCAGGTCGAACCCCTAATCACCTATCAGTTGGTAGGAGGTGATCAATGCCAACTGTGTTGTTAGTAGAGGACGATGACTTCAAGGCCAGGGCTGTGACCCGAGCCTTGAAGCACCACGAGGTCGTTAGGGTGGGGGACTTCGAGTCCGCCCTGGTAGTGATGGACTCTGTGTCCATCTACGCCATCGTCACGGACTGGGACTTCCCGTCTCGCCCAGGTGGCAACCCCGTTCATGGGGCCGGTTCCGGCGTGGTGCGCAGAGCCCAAGAGCTCGGCATCAGGGTCGCCGTGTTCTCCGGGCACCCCAAACCTCCGGAGTTCCCAGGTGCCTGGCTACCACAAGGGAACAAGGTCCACGAGGAACTGTGCGAAGCCGTAGACGGTCTCTGACCCTATCACCACTACGAGACTGGCCCCGCACAGGGGCCTTTCTTTTGCCTAGTTCGCGGAGCTCAGCGCCCACGCCGAGAATCCCACAAGGGTGCCGGCGAGGACCACGCCAAGGGCTAGGGCAAACCCCCAGGTCTCGTAGAACACAGGATCCTGGCTCCTGGCAAACGCCGTGGCCTGATCCCGTAGGTCCTGGCGCAGACCCTCGATCTCGCGGGCGTAGCTGGCCTCAATAAGACCAAGCTCCCTGGCATGACTGCCTTGAATCATGACCACGGCGTCATCGAAGTGCTCCGACCGCAGACGCAACGCCTGTTGGTACCAGAGCAGCCGATTGGTCCATCGAATAGCTGTGTCGGTGTTCAGCAGCATGCCCTGGAATGGGACCGCCTCTCCACGGGCAACAGCCTCAATGGTGTCGTCCCCTGGAGGCAGGTCTGGGGGCGTGTCTGGGGCATCCTGGGCCCAGACCCGTGTCATTGGGGCCAAGACCAGCGCGGCAGCCAGGACGAGGCTCAGGGACTTCACGGCTGACCCCTTCCAACCCGAAGCATCAGGTCTTTCAGCTTCTCCGGGTCCTTGCGGAGTTCTTCGACCCCGGCTAGGAGCTGGGCCTCATAGTTCTGCAGGATGAGCTGGTTCTTGACCTTCAGGTCCTCGAGCTCGGACTTCAGGCGATCGCGCTCGGCCTCGAGACCGACAATCCGCCTGGCGATTTCTTCTCGAGACCTGGCATCGGCCTGACCCACGGGGTCTATAACCGCTGTGATCTGCCTACGGGTCAGACGCATCACAGCCATGCCGATGACCACAACCAACATCACTGGGGCTAGGACCAGAACCCACCAGTTCTCCCGAGCCCAGGGCCACCCCGTAGTACGCCACCAGTACTTCATGACTGCGGTGGTTCCGCCGGTGGATTCGACTCACCGGGCAACGACAGATCGTAGCCCCGGCGCTTCGCCATGCCCTTGAAGACTTCGTAGGCAAACACCGAGGTGACGCCGCTGAAGGCGAAGTACGTCATCGCGGCCACGGCGCCATCAACCCCAGGCTCTGGACTCCGCCAGAAGGCTCCAACAACCAGACCGGCTAACACGGGGTGAAGCGGCAGGGTCTTCCGCATCCACCACCAGAACCACTGCATCGGACGACGCTTCTTGGCCTGCTCCTGGGTGAACACCCTGCGATTCATCACGACACCCACCATGCCGAAGACAGACATGACTGCGATGAAGGGCCAGTGGGAAAGAAATGCTGCAAGGATCTCGTTGATCGTTTCCATATTGCCTCAGTAGTTTCGGGGCCCCGGGTCTTGGAACTCAACCTGAGCAGCGAAGATTATGTCATTCACATCTGTAGGTGATGTAGTTACAACAAGGTAGTACCCAACAGTTGAGTTATCGACGACTAGGGACAGTCCAGTGATCGCCAATGTTTCGTAACCAATGCCACCAGAAGTGTCTGTTCCAAGACTACCCGAAACAGTGGGAGCCCCTGGGGTTCCGAAGTTGTAAGTCACAGAACGAAGATCAATGCCGAACCCCGTAACTGCGGTTTCAGTGAGCAGCCGAACCGCCTTGATGGTGGCACCAGTCACTATCGAACGGTTGAGTGGTATCCAAAGCCTAGCTGATGCCGCCCAGGCCGCCGGGGAGACCCTCGGGGATGTAGTACCCGAGAGGTTCCACAGGGATAGACCCTCGCTTCGGTCCAGCGTTGGTTCCGCAGACGCTACGTCCGAACCATTGGTCTGGAAGATAAACTGATCAGGTGTGATGGTGACCAGGCGCGTCTTTGCAACAGCGCTGCCGTATAGGAAATCCCCGGCTCCGCTACCATCGGCGTCTGCTACTACATTGCTATTGGCATAAACATCGGTGGTCGCGTAGACATTCGCTGCTGCCATGTCTAGACGGGCAGAGACACTGCCGTACGAATAGATCGTACCATCGACATCGACCTTGAACGTCTCGCGGTAGCCGTCACCGACCCCAGGGGAGGGCGTGAATGCCCGGAGATGGGCACGCTTTGAGCCACCTGTGTTCTGCGCCCCCCAGAGGACTAGAGACGCGGCATTGGAGTCATGACCGCCGGACAGGACGTTGTAGCCAACGACAGGGGTGGTATCCCCGGCCTGTACTGGATTGGCGTTGTCGAAGGCATGCTTCCTGCCCAGCGCAGACACCGCGAAGAATCCGTAGACCTGCGCGTTTCCGGAAACCGGTAGGTGGCTAGGGACTGTGCCATCGAGCTTACGGAGTCTGAACCCCTTGTTGCCGGTGTTGATCACATCCATGACCTGGTAGAGGCCACCGATGTCTCCACCACTACTGCCGAGCTCGACCATCATCCCACCACCACCGTAGAGATAGCGGGTGAGATTGGCGTCTTGGGCCAGCGTGAACAGAACCTCTCCGTCAATAGGGGAGTTCGCGGAGTACGTAATGTTCGGGATTGGAGCCAAGAGATCTGGCGTTACCGCTGGATCGATCGGCGCCAAGGACAGGTAGTCATAGGTCTCGGACAGAACGTCGTAGGACTGAACGAAGTGACCCATACCCTGGGTCTCTGTTGAGGCGTACAGCCGGAACGTCGCCGGACTTCCGTACCTCTGGTCGAGTGTACTGGTGTCCGCACTGCTGAAGTCGGCAACAAAGCGGCCCCAGCTGTCGAAGCGAGTTGTGTTCAGCTCCGCGCCCTTCGCGTCCATTGCACTGAACTTCAGAGATGTCGATGCCCCAGTGCTTGTACCCGGGCCTTGGGAACCCGACTTGACGTGAAGCACCGTGTCGCTGCCGTGCAGCGGAGTCATCAAGATCTCTTCGGTGCCAACCGCACGGCTGCTATGGGCACCGTAGGTGGCAAACTGTGTTCGCCACACCGTCACAGTACACGGCGAGCTCGCCGCAAATGATGGATTCGACCCGTCCACAGCCTTGAGGATGGCCTCGGTATTCAGAGCCCCGGAGTTGGAGTAGTAGTAGAAGCCGTCATCACTGGCGCTACCACTGATCTGAATCAGGTCGACCCCCTTCATCAGGAGGTCGGTGTCACCCGAAACGTGGAACTGGCCCGTGGTGAGACGAACCGTTGTGGGCAACGCTCCACCCGGATTCAGTGTCGCAGCCTGGGTGTACTCCAACTGGGTCTGACCGCTGGACTTAGCCAAGACCTTGCGGTCCATGAATCCGGCGATGGGATCATCCCCACTCTGGCCGTTGGCTGCAGTGCGCTTTCCCGCGAAGTCAAAGCCGATGCTTCCCGCAGCGGTGTCTCCAACGGCATTGGCTCGGAAGTGACTGAGGTCCCGGGCGCTGTCACCTGTCGTGGCGCTGCTCACCACAGAGTTGGTTTGCACCGCACCATGGGTCTTGGCGATGTCTCTGCCACCACCGCTGGGACCGACGCTGCCGTTATCGTAGGCTCCATCCAGACCAGCGGACTCGAAAGCCGCGAGTCGTGTGTTGAGGTCCTCGTCATTCAAGACCAGGGCGTAGTGGGACCTATTTGCGATGGCAGCAGTGAGTTGCTCACCGAAGGCAACACCGCGATTACCGGCACCATGCCCGGCTGGATTGGTCAGTGAGATCGGGACCTGGGCTCCGAAGCCACCACCATCACCGAACATCTCTTCTTTGGTCTTGAATGCCATGATCTAAATCTCCAGCCAGGTCTTTCCTAGAACAGTGGAATCACCCCAGGCGCATCTCCCAGCGGACCTCAATAGAGAACACACCCGTCTTGTGGACGGTGTCGAACGTGTCATACGCCACGAGGCTAGTTCCAGCCCCCGGGTAGGTACCAGCTGCACCGTTGGGCAGCTCAGGATTGGCAGCCGAGGTGTACAACCCAATCTCAGAGAGCGGAACCGAAGTGAACCCACCCCAGTTGATGTCCGAGACCGAGAACAATGCGATGAACCGAGTCGACGTCGCAGTCGGGAACGTCCCGGGCGCTACGATCTCCTTCAGCCATGCTGGGTTCGGAGCCGCATAGTCCGTCACCGAAACTGGACGCTCCAGATTACTCACCGTGACATCGATATCGGTCTGGGCGTTGTGCGGACCACCAAGGTACTCGTAACCCAAGGGGTAGACATCAGAGTACGGCGATGCGCTGGCGCTGCCCGAGTTCTGGCGAGTTCCACCGATCCCAAACCCGACGTAGCGAACCACGTGGTTCTGATGGCGGGTGAATCCGCCGGGGGTCAAGGACTGTGGAGTGATGGTCTCACAGATGAACTGCCGACCACTGTTCACCACAATGTTGTGGGTGCGCTGGTGCCACCGCCTACGCTTGCCACGCTCGTACAGATCGATTTCCAGATTCCAGCGAACGTCTATGCCTTCATTGATCTTCATGGGAGAACGACTCCTCCGGACTTGACTACGGCGGTTACCACGTACGTGCCAGCAGGGAGATTCATATCATAGGTCGGACTGAATGTACCCCCGGGAAGCACGTAGGTGCCAAAGACATCAGTGACCAAGGTGTCGGCAAAGAACACGGAATCGAAGGTAATGATGCCCCCGCCCCATACGATCGTGAGTAGGAACTCGATGTAGTCCTCTGGACAGTCCACGATCCCATCGAAGTAGGTGATGCCGTCATCGAACTCGGACCACAGGGTCCCATCGCCGCGGTAGTCGTCATAGCTGTAGACCCGGCCGGAGGGACAGGTCGAGTCGAAGAGGTTGACGTTCAGGGTCCCGTCGAGTTCATCCACTGGATCTATGGTGTCGTCGACCTGTCGAAGACCGAGGAGCAGGGGGTGCGTGTACGTCGGTTTCACCTTCGAGATAAAGCTGAACAGCAGGGACAGGTTGGAGATGGAAACCAGGTCAAGATTGAACTGAACCAAGAAGTAGTGGAACTTCTCGATTTCCGTGAGTAGTCCGCCGCGAACGAACGGGATGTACCACGTTGGGTCGTTGTAGAGATCAATGATGTCGACACCGCCACCTATTGGGGAGAACTGTGGAATGCTGTCTCCCGTGGCCCAGGGCAGGTCGGTTTCGGGATTGATGGCCAGGCCACTGGTCTGTGTCAGATTCAGCGGGTCCTTCTTGTAGTAGTAGGTCCTGACTGTCTCCGACGTGATCGAGGTGTCCCCGGTGTAGTCTCGGATCAGTACGCGACCCGAGGTGGGGCTGAAGTCGTATCGGATCTCTTCGATGGTTCCGGCCACCTCTGCGAATGGCTGACCGAACAAGATCTGGGCTCCGACCTGGACGGCGAACACACTAGGACCACGCTGCTGGGCGTAGATCAACCCAGCGACACCAGCGACGTAGTTGAAGTCGTCGGGGAGGTTGGCAGCATCATCACGAAGGAACCCAGCCAGTGTACCGAACAGGTCCTCGACGTTGGGTTCGTTGCTGAATAGTGTGAGCTCGGCCCAGAAGATGTCGGGTGGCTCCAGGTCTGGTGTGATGAACACAGAATCCCGGAACTGAAGCATCGGGATCGCAGAGCCATCGATCTCTCTGTAGAACGGCTCCAGGATGTAGTCGGTGTTCTCCATCCACAGCGTGGGGGACGCAGACACCGGGATCTTGTCCTGGAGCCTGGGGATACCAACGATTTCCTCGTGGATGGGAAGGGCCTTGCGTCGCTTGACGCCAAGGAGTCTGATCTCGAAAGCCTCGGGGTCGAGAAGGGCCCCGAAGAAGCCGTCGAGGTGGGCAGCCAGCTGTGTTGACTTCTGGGCCACGACGGTGCCGCGAACGTCTGTGGTGGCAGACGTGCTCACCGCGAAGACCTCGGCCTTCACCATGTCGCCGGGGTAGCTGCCCAGCGTCTCGTAGTCCACTGTGCTGCGCACTACACTGGGGATCTCCCACTCCGCAGTGGCATCCAGGGGCAACGACGAGGTGAGTAGCACTCGCTGGTTGAGTAGCGGGTCGTCATCACTGCTCAGTACCCGATCAATGACGAAGGACTGACCATTGTTGAGGACAAGGAGATCTCCGCGCTGTACACCAGACTCAACCAGGTCTGCGCTGCCGCCGGCGTAATACACACGGTCGGTGATGATTGACCCCGTCGAACCAGAGACGTAGTTGAACACGTCCGTGGTAATATCTAGATCAGCGGCTGCAGTCGACGCCGGCGTGATGCGGAATGCACGGTTCGCCTTGAAGGACAGCCTGCAGCTCCTGAAGATGAAGAATACGGTCGACCCCAGATTGTCGGGTATCGACTCACCCACCACAGTCAGAGATCCACCAGGATTATTTACGGTAGTGATCTCAAACCGACCTACGTCCGGGATAACCAGGGTGTCTCCAGCGAACGCCCAGCTCGGCAGGGACAGTGCAGGAAAGTCAAACACCGCGGTAAACCCGTCGCTGTCGCCGTCATCCACCGTAGATCCAGTTCCGGAGTGGAGACAGGACGGTGCTATGGATCGGATCCCGTGGCCATAAGCCCGGATACCAGACCCAATCAATGCAGCATTCACGTCTGCAACGATCTGATACACGGTGTCGCCAGTAAGCGTGACACTCGTCGTGGTTGTGGCGCTGGGATCAGACCCATTGGGGTACTCGAAGACCAGGGTGTTGCCCGTGACAGTGGGTGTACTGACCTCAAACTCCTGGCCAGCAGAGATTGACCCATACCGTACCGAGATCTCTACCTCAGTTGGATCCGTCTCTTCAATCAAGGATCGATAGGCCAACCACTTACGCTGGAACACCCGCTGTGCGTCACGAAGGCTGTAGTTGTAGTGGTGCTGCCAGACCTCGAGCATCCGACCAGCCAGGATCTGAGCGGCGCCCTTCCAGGCTTCCTCGAACACACCACGGTTCTCGACGAAGCCCCAGTCGTCTCCAAGACCCTTCCAGATCGGGGACACGTCAGGCTCTTCCCCGAGTGGAGCCCTGGAGCTCACAATGCTGGCCAAGACCTCCGAGGGTTCAGAGGCAGACTCACCATCGGTGACGATCAGCTCGAACCGATAAATCCCCGGCGCATCGGGTAGGAAGTACGGGGTCTCGGTGTCTGCCTCACTGAGCAGGCTCTGGCGAATGATCCGGAAAGGGGAGGCGCCCAAGGAGTCCGGGATCACGTCCTGTGTCACGCTGAGCGTACCACCGGGGTTGTCCACGGCGTTGATGACCGCACGGATCCCAGCTATTACCAAGACGTCCCCGTCCGTGACCCAGGCCGGGAGGCTGTTCGGGGTAAAGGACAGGACAGTGGTGACACCATCAGTATCGCCGTCATCCGTGGTAGCCCCCGTGCTCTTGTCCACGCCGTAGGCAGACCCGTAGGGGACATCGAACACGCGCCACAGGTAGCCCAGAGCGGCCCCCTCGATATCGAAACTCGCCCTGCCATCAAGTCGCACGGCCTGTCCCACTGGAGACACCCGATCAGGGCCAGCAACCGCCGTCGGCGGGAAGTTCGGGATCACGAGGTCTGAGGCAAGGCGAAGAGCGACGATCTCCATCTTGCTGGGCTCTGCGGGTCTGCCCAGGACAAAGACCTCGAACAGATCACTGATCCCCGGAGGAGTGGGCTCCACCGGGATGATGTATCGAATCTCAGGGGTGACTCCCGCGGCATCCCCGATGTAGACGTAGGCCCTGCCCAGAGTGCTATCCACTGCGACACGGATCGTGCGGAACTCCGACGCGATTTCCTGTGTGGTCGACGTCGTGTCCGGCAAAGCAGTGACGCTACCGAAGTCGTCTACACGACTCACCGCCACACCCGTGGTGGCGAAGTAGATGCTCACCCCACGACCTGTACTGTCCGCAATGGTGATGCCCGCACGGGCGCTGGCAAGATCCCCTGTGTCGTGGGGCATCTTCGGGAAACGCGCGGAAATCTCTATGGTGAACCGGGAGGGCACAGCGGTGTTGAACACCAAGCTGGCCTCCACGCCGTCTGCTGACTCCGCGGAAAGAACAGTGAGGTCGGAGGAGTACGTAAAGTACGGCAGAACCCCAGGGGTGATAGTGAGATCACCGGGTCCCAGCGACAACAGACTACCAATGGTGGTGCTGTCGAAGTCCGCGAGGTTCCATGTCGCCGAGGTCGGAAGTGCCATGCCGCCGTGATACTCTACACCGAATGAGACTCAAACCACTACCCCCAGGTCTAGCCAGCTTCTTGATCCGTGACGAGCAAGACGCCCTGACCCCACTCGTAGAATCCCGCAATCACAGGATCAAGTCCAAGCCATGCCCAAGATGCCGGGGCAACATGCACCCCACCATCATGGCAGACTACGTGTTCTCCCCGCATGACCCGCTGCCGAAGACCGTAGGTCGTTGTGTTGATTGCAGCCTGGTCCTGGACCCCCAAACCAACCTGATCCTCGAGACCGGGAATCCCGCAAACATTGAGGATCCGTTCAAGATCGATGTCCAGGACTAGCGGATGCCACTCGAAGAAGTCCGCCTCACAACGAGACTTCCGGGCAGGTAACGCTGAGACCGTACGGTGTCTACGAAGTCGGTGACCACTAAGCCGCTGATGGCTCGATCCATGCCGTGGTAGATAACCACGAACAGAGGTGCCCTACGGCCTGTGGTGTCGTCGCTCTGGGTGAACACCGACACCGCGCCACGACGACGCAAAGCATCGACGAGATCTGTGACCTCCAGCTGGTCCCCCGGGGCAATCCCGTCTAGGAGCTCCTCCAAAGCACGCCTCATGTTGGCTTCGGTCTCGCCAGAGGAGTAGCCCCAGTTCAGAGCCACATAGTGAGGCAGTAGGTGTCGCACCAAGATCTCTTCACAGAGGACGCGCTGGAACTTGGAGTCTGAGAAGCTCTGGACGTCGTCCACGAGCTGGCTTCGCTCGTAGTTGACCTGCACGTTCTGCTGACTGAGCTGCACAGCCTCGATCGGATCATCAGGGCTACCCACCAACTGGATGGACCGACTGATCTCGGCGAAGAGCCGCTCTGCCCGACTGAACGATGTCGACGCGTTCTCGGTGCGCAAGCGATAGCCGTCACTGCGGTGACCGCTAATGTCCAAGCCAACCCCGGCGTCAAGGTTGGAGACGTCCCCAGGAGCCAAGCCCTGGAGCTCGACGTCGGCGTAGTACAGGTCAGTGTCATCGGCGTTGTCGCTCATCTCGGTGGACGACACGCGCTGTACGTACCGAAGGATTCGATAGTGGGTCTCAATCACTGACCCACCAGACAAAGGCGTGGCTGTGGCGAGTTGGATCTGGTTTGCCCCGGACACAGCGGACACCACGTATGTGGCCTTGGCGGGGTGATCCGTATTGCTCGGCGCCGTAATCCCGAGCTCCGCGCTGGCAGTGGTATTGATCAGTTCAATCCTGCGATTGGACTTCAGAACTAACTGACCCAGACCGTTCAGGCTGGCGATGTCCTCATCGACCTGGGTGTTGATGTAGTCGACGACATCTTGTCTTGGCATGTCGAAGGGGAACGACACCAGGATGATGGGATCGGAATCCAGGCGTAGGCTCAGGGTCTTGGCATTGACGAGTACGTCCCCAGAGGGAGGCAACATCACCGACCCTGTGATTGGCACGTAGAGGACCTCGACGAGGTCTCCGGCTTTGATGCCAGCGGCGTAGAAGTCCAGACTGGCGTCAGACAGGGTGTTGAACCCAGAGTCAGTAACGCCTGTGTTAGGAAGGTCCGGGCTCGGTGGAGCCGGTCGGATCACTCTGGTGTTGTCGGGATCCGGGATGTAGACGAGGTCTTGGTTCTCAACAGTCGTCACGAATCGCGTCGTCGCGTAGTCGAACTCTGCTGAGGTCGGGGCCAGGAAGTAGACTCTGGCTGAACCCACACTGGGTCGCGCAATCCGAACCCGACTGGCTAGTGCGGGGCGGAACACAACGGAGTTGTACAACGCAGTGGTCCCGGAAGGACCCAGTGGCCCACTACCGACCCGGATTCTCCAAGTGTTGCCGAAGAACGCGGGGTTCTCGACCAAACGACCCTGGGTCCCGGAGTTGTTGCCATCTACGAACTCGATGACATCACCGGCACGGAGTTTGACGCCGTTGAGATTGCCGTCGCGGGCCACGATCTCGGTGTTGCAGACTCCAGCAACAAGGCCCAGTACAGACCCCACAGTGCCGGTCTCGGCAGTGACCTTGAATGCCATGGACGTGACGATGCCTACGACGTACTCGTCTGTTGTACCCGTAGGAATCACTACGGCGGATACCCCGGCAGCCAGCATAGCGACATTCGCATTGATCAGTGCAGCTATGCCTGCAGGGGTGTAGGCCGCCGCAGGGATCACGAGCGTTCCACTCGTCGGGAACGTCCAACCCGTTTCAGGTGGCGTGGTCTGCCAGCTCAGTGTGCCGTTCACAGCGATAGGTGCTGTGGACAGCCAGGGTGTAGTGCGAGCCCCGGAATCCACCAATCCGTCAAAGACGAAACCACCACCCTCGTTCTGGAACGCGTTGCTGACGACGAGGACAGGGTCTCGATACGGGATCGTGGTTCCGCTGGGAGCACCACTACTGTCCAGGAGCTCAAGTGACGTGACCCGGACCACTGGGGTTTCCACGGCCTCGGAGCGGGTGAAGACGCGGTACGACACAGCACTGAGACTTCGTACGGCCACGGGGTCAATCTTCAGGCTCACGGCCCCGACCTCCGTGATGGTGAAGTCACCGCCGTAGAGGTCGTCTTGGATCTCGAGGATGTCTCCGATCTGAACATTGGCGTCCACGAAGTTCGTGGATGATGCAGTCACCACGGTGTCACTTCCGCCCGAGGTGATGAGGTCCGCACCAGTCACCTTGATGTCCTTGGGGTCGGTGAGCTCCACGTCAATGGTGTCGACCACCTTCCAGGACAGGTTGGTCTGAGACCCCGTCATGGTGGTGTCCAAGGTGAGAAGCCCACCGGTCGAGGTCAAGATTCTGTAGGAGTTGGCGTCAGCCCCTTCCTCAAGGACCAGGCTCATCCCAGGCTCGAAGAGTGCCTGCTGCAGCACCGTACTATCACTGAGGTCTACGACGCTGGTGGCATTGGTGATCGCATTGATCCCACTGGCCACGGGGTTCTCATCCGACAGGTTTGTGATCTGGGCTGTAGCATCCTCGGTCTCGCCAGCGACGTAGACGTCCGTCTTACCGCCGATGTGGATCTCGTCCCCGGTGATTTCCAGAGTGCCGTCCGCTGAGTCCGGAAGGGTGATGCCACCTGGAATGTCCGTAATAGTGAGGAGCCTCTGCCGAAGCATCCAGGTCACGGTAGTGGACGAGCCCGCGGTGAGGACCGGGATTTCATCGGAGATTTCCACCTGTGTGGCAGACAGGACCCGAACAATCTCTGAGTCCAGGGCTACGAGCCCGGCGCCAGCGTCGTAGATGACAGTCAGGAACCAACCCGACACCGTGGACCCCACGGCCCCTACACGACTGGTGAACTGCCCCGTCGGTGCCGAGACCACAGGGCTGGTGGGGTCTGCGTCGAGGTCGTCCGCTACGGTCCCGGCGCCGTAGAAGGCACCGAACACATCATTGGCTGGGATCGGTCCGAGACTGCCACCACGAACTACGTCGCGTTCCATCTCGGGGTCTCGGAACCCGACGGAGAAGACCTGGCGTATGCCGGGGAACGACTCGGTAAGGGTCGCAATGATCCCGCGCTCCACAGTCAGGGTCTTGTCGCTGAGACCGGACTGTACGCGAGCGGCGTAGTCCAAGGAGGTCTCTCGGGGCTCACCGCCACGGAACCTCCGGATGTTTCGGACCCTAGTCGCGGTGGGCAGGTTCGCGATGCTGACAACCTCATTGGGTTCGACGTTGTAGTCATCACCCCGATTCTCAGCCGTGTAGTTGACATCGAAGTAGTACTCCGAGCCCTCTACGTTGAGTAGCATCTGGTCCGCTGTGATCTGTTGCGGTCGCGTCGGGAAGAACCGCTTCCCAGACCGAGTAGAGCCCGGATTCACCAGTGTCAGGCTCAAGCTCTGGGGCGATGCGAAGTAGACACGGATCACACCGACGGAGTAACCACCACTCCGCCTGGACTCGAAGAAGTTGCCCATCAAGGCATCGACCTCGTCGTCCGCCAGGCTCTCAATATTCCGCAGTGAGCTGCGCAACTTCACCAGCTTGATCTCACGAACCACGGGTTCAATGATGACCCGCATCGGATCGATCAAGACATCGGTGAGCTCATCGGCCTCTGTGATGGCCAAGTCCGGGAATGCCTGACGCACCCGGTCCCGGATGAAGGTCTCGATGTCTTCATCGAAGGGATCTGTACCCACCCGAGACATGATTGGCTCAACGAGCTCGGCCTGGGCCCGCGACCCATCAGTGAGGTCAATGTCGGGGTCGTACCGGATGAGTGCGTCTTCGATGAAGGTCTTGAGGTCGCTGAGAGCCATGTTCGTCCTACGCCGAAAGGGTTGCAGCGCCGCGCAACCCGCTGTGAGAGGTCAACACCACTGTCACGTACAGGGCTGTGCCCGAGGGGTCTACACTGATACCGCTGATCTCCGCACTGAGCAGCCGCTCGGAGGGTGGGATGTTTCGTTCCGGGGTCTGAACACTGATGACGTACTGCTTCGCGGCATTGACCGCGATGGCGACGTCCGCTGCGGCCTTGTCGTCGAGAACACCACCAACCCGTTTGAGCATCCCTCCACCACTACGGCGGTGGAAGATGTTTGACCCCGGAGTTCTCAAGAGCTGACGAAGGAACACCTGCATAAGCCGTAAGATCCCTCGAGCCTTTCGCGGACGGGTACCGAAAGTGAGCTCTACGATGCTGCGCTCAGTCAGGGTCAGAGAGCTGCTCATGACCACCACATCAGTGATCAAGGAATCCTGCAACGGCTCAGGAACCTCGGCCACCAGTTCAGTCCTGGAATAGACCACGAACTCGGGTGCCGCAAAACTGTTGATCAGCACCTGCTCGACGTTCTTGAAGTCGTCGCCCTTCACAATGATGCTTCGTGGGGTGATGCCTACGGCGTTGCGGATCTCATTGACACGCAGAACATCAAGCAGTCTGACGACCTGAATCGAATCCATGTCTACTCCTCAGACTCCGGTGCGGTGTTGACATCAGAAGCGTTGTCATGCCTGCGGAATAGATCTGGTGGCGTAGCCTTCATGGCTTCGATGTTGGCGACTAGGTCGGCTCGGACCCGGCGGAGCCTCTGCAGGCGACTCGGGTTGATGGGGTCTGTGGTCGTTTCGAGCCGGGCGATGTGCTGGTCCATCAGCTCTTCGATGCTGAGGGCAGCGTAAGTGTCCCGGACCTCTTTGCTGCGAAGCTCACCAACGGCGTTGGCTACAACGCGGCGGAACTCCCGGAGCTGGGTCCTCGAAGCACTTCGTGGTGTAGATTCTGGCACGACCTGACTCTATCATCAGTAGGACTTGTCGTCTTTGGCTGCGGGGTCATAGGGGTCGGGTTGGAAACTCACGGCTCTGACGTCCTGGATCACGTTCTGTCCCGCAGCGTACTTCGATACTGGCACAACTTCCCTCGCCGCTGTGGCAGCTTTTCGCACCACCCAGGTCGAGTAGGACACGCCATCGGCATCCATCGAGAACAACTCCTTGACCCCCAGGGTGAGGAACAGATCAAGGGCGCGGTCGAAGCCCTGCTCCCGCAAGGTGTTGACCGCATTATCCACTGTTGGTTCTCGAGCCACGACGTAGAGGTCTAGTGTAGTAGCCATGTCCTCAAGATCAGCTATGTAGTCCAGGACCCCAGCCTCAATCGCACCAGCGTATCGAGCGCCATTGATCAGCCTAGACATCAGTCTGTCCAAGACTGCGAAGTTCAGGGCGTAGGTGGAGTTCAGGTATGTAGAGACCCCGGCTTGTAGGGCCTCGTACTGCACAGCCCTGGAGCTCCGAACGGCGTAGGTCCAGGCCCCGGGCTCGTACAGCACTGGATTGGACAGAGCCAGGCGCGAGGGGTCTACAGAAGAGATATCTGCGGTGTACGTGATCAGTCCAGGCGACACGAGGTCTAGGGTATCCCCGACTCTCACGCCGCGAACCACGAAGTCACCAGATCCGGAGAGCTCGAACACCGAGAGTGAAGCCCGCTGCTCTGGCCCTGTGGGTAGGCCCAACGCCGTAGCACCGGTTCCGGCAAGTGCTGTGATCCCCGAAGTCGTCGTGGTGCCTCGGCTAGATACGGAGAGTACAGATGTGAACACCACAGTGCTCAGAGCGCTATCAGCACCCAGGAAACCGCGGTCCATGTCGATGAAGCCGTCACCCGCGACGACGACCCTGTAGTACCCGGTGTTGTCCGACAGGTCTGTGCCTATGGTTCGGACGCGCGCACCCACCGGTATCCCGGAGTAGTCCGGACCGATGTAGTAGTCCAAGACACCGGCGGTCGCCGGCGCATCCAGGACCAGGGTGTCGCCGTTGACCTCAACGATGCCAAATACCGCGGAGTACGGCAGGCTCACGACGAGGCGCATCCCTGGAGTCACCAGAGCCGAGAAGTTGCGAGATGGGCTCACCACAGAGGTGGTGCCGCTAGCCACGAGGTCCACACCCTGGTCTCTTCGATCCCAGATCCGGGCTTCCTCCCCAATGAGCGAGGTCCTGACCCCGGTGAACTCAGCGAGGACCGTGTCGACCACCGAGGTGCCTGCCAAGGACGCGGACCGGGATATCACACCAGCCACGGTCGCCGCCGTGATGGGGCGGTACCTGCCCTCCACCAAACCACCAAACGCCCAGCTCACAAACCGAAGCCGATCGGCCGTCGAGGCGTCCGTACGGAGCAAGCTGCTATCAGCCTCCGACTCGGACTGGAACACCAGCTGAGAGGTCGCAGCGTCCCAAGTTACGGACACCCCGGCCAGAATCGAGTCCAGCTTGGTCGCCGCGTCGGTGCCGGTGGCCCAAGGCGCCAGAGGAGCGCCGCCGGCATGGGGGTCTCCGCTGACCACACCAGCGAAGTCGAGGTAGAACGCCACCTCAGATGGCGCCGTGGGCCCCGAGGGGAAGCTCAGGGGCTGAGACCGCACCTCGGCCCGGGAACTGCCGGGAAGGGCCACCACGGGCAGGGAGCTGGCCGTGTTGAGGCTCAGGGACAGAACCGTGCCAGGGTCGTAGTTGTACGGCGCCGAGACCAAACCCACGACGGAGGGCTCGAGCCCCGGGGAGTCGATAAATGCACCCGTAATGGAATCCCCTGTCTTGGGCATCAAGTCGGTCTCTGGGGACCGGAAGGAAGACGCCTTGGTCATCAGGGTCCGCATGACCAAGAGGTCGAGCATGGCTTCCCGGCTCTCGGCGATAGCCGTGGGGCCTTCAAGGGTGCTCTGGAGCTCGTCGAGGCGATCCTGAATCTTGGACACAATGGTACGGACCGCTCGCTCCGGCAGTTTTACTGCGGCAAGGGCGGTGAGGGCGCCGGCGATGTTCTCGGCAAGAGTCTGGATCTGGTCGTGTCGATCCACGGCACTGGCCCAGGTCGTGGAGACCACGGCACGGAGCTCGTCAGCAGTCTCAATCACGACACCGGCATCCACGGTGTTCTTCACCAGCTCGGTGTTCACGAACTTTGAAATGCTTCGCCTGAACCTGTCCACAGCAGGCCCGATACTCCCTTGGATGCCACTGGACCTGGAGTTGAGGCCCGCGGCCAGCTCCAGGGTTGCGGACTTCGCATTCACCAGCTCCGATGTGGAGTTGATCTTCTTAGACTGGCGTGTTGTGTTGGGTCCGGCATCTGTGATCCTGCTGAGATCACTGAGTTGCTCACTGACCAATGCCTTCAACCGGTTCTTGGCCAGGTAGATGGTATAGAAATAGGCATCCGGCCGAAGCAGGAGGGTGGTGGTCAGTAGGTCGTAGACCGAGCTGCGGAGATCTACGGTGTCTCTGGCCCCGGTACTGAGGCGGTTGGCTTTGACTTCGACGAGTAGGAAGCGGTTGATGCTGTCCTGCACCTCGGAGTCGGTGAACCCCGCCATACCTATTCCTCCTTGATGGAGTTGTTCAGCTTCTGGATATCGTCGCGCTTGAGCCGGGTCGCGGCGTCGCGAATCTGTTTGGAGTCCAGATCAAGGAGCATGCAGATATGCTTGAATGTGTAGCGACCATCCTCATCCATGGATTCTTCGCCATCCCAGAACAACCAACCCGCGGCATCCTCGGCCAGGCCGTGGCGCTCGGGGTCCTTCTTGGGGTCGCAGTCCCGGTATAGGGCGAAGTCCCAGACCGCTCGTCTGACTATGGCGACGAGCAGGCGTTGGGTTGGGGTTGGTTGGGGTCCTCGATCTTTGGACCAGTCGACGTCTACAGAGACACTATGAGACGACGACGGATACGACCCCTCCAGCGATGCCGGTGTCTGGGATGCGTACGATCGATGTGTCTTTGCGCGTGACACGGAGAGTCGTTGAGCCTGCAGAAAGTCCATGGAGTGTGAGAGTACCTGTCTCGACCGTAACTGTCGCAATGCTGGTGTCGTCGACAGCGTACTTCACATCCTCAGTCGCTGTCCCGGTTAGTGTGCGGAAATCAGACGCCACGAGCTCTGGGACCAGGACAAGGCTACCACCAACACCCAGTGTCCAGGGACCTACTGGGTCGAACTCTACAACAGCAACAACGGGAAACAACAAATCATTGAGGTTGACTGCGCTTCGGTCTGGGACGGCGATCTCGCGTTGAACGTTCTCCTGGCTCTCTACAGTGGCTAGGTACTTCCCGAATCGGAAGAGATCAACACTGGCGTACCCGGTATTGTCCGTACGGATCGCAACTCGTTCGCCGAGAACTCCGATCCCATCGACAATCAAGGGGTTGAAGCACGGGATGAGATGGATGTCGATCCCGCGGCGGGGGATGCCATTGGGCCCGTAGATGTAGCCGGAAGCTCGACACAACCTGGGGTTGGTGGCTTGGGGCAAAACAAACGTCGTTGCTGTGACCAGGAAGTTGTTGGCCCCTGTTGGTGCCAACGCCGCTGGGGAGTAGACCTCGATGTACTGTGGCGAAACCACAGATCCACCCGAGACGTAGAACCTGAGTTGGTAAGACACCGGGGAGGCATCGCCGTTGAGGGTGAACATCACCTTGCCTGGCAGATACGACCCCGTGGTTCCCTCCGTGATGAACGTGGTCCCGGTGTCATCGAAGACCCTGACTACGACGCCATCCACTGGCTGCGGGGTCAGTTGATCGTCCTGGGCGCTTACCACTACGGTTTCGAGGGCCATGGGAAGAGCCTATCTCAGTCGGTCAGTGGGACAAAGCAGCGGCTGGGGCGAACCTATCAATGGCTCGCTCCATCAGCTTCTTCCCTGCCAGTGATGCTGGGCTAATCCCTGGCACGGGGACTGGTTGAAGCGGGATCTGTTCGGGGTTTCGGATCAAGGCCTTTCCACCGGTACGTACGGCCTTCTTCAGTGGGGCCGGTATACCAGCGGTGGCCTTGTGTAGTTTGCGCTCCAGCGGGGCTTCTACCCTCCGCATCCCACGAGTCACTGACTTCTGCAGCCTGGCCAGCTCCTCTGGGCTTCGGTGTTTCATCAGAAGTCTTGGTGTGGACTTGATCACCTTACCGACACCAGGGAGGTCCTCGACATCCGTAGCAGCTAGTCGGGTCAGGCGCTCAATCAGTGCAAGTTTGTCGGCACTGTACTTGTCATTCGGCAGCTGGGGGTCGTAGTTCGTAGTCATCCGACTCATCGGGGGTCGGGCGTAGGAAGACCGCGGTGGTCTGTCCTGCGCGTTCTGTTGCCGAGGCCTAGTGCTGTCGGTGTCGTACACCGTTTTATTCAGACCAGCACGGCGATCTCTGGACAAAGGGTCCTTGCTGTTGAGTTCGGCGTTGTTGCTCTCCACCGCTTCCATCACGTTCTTGGCGAAGGACCGAAAGATGGGCTGTTCAATCATGGGGCCTCAGCTGCGAGCAGTTCTCGGACCTGTTGGTTCAACTGGTCCTTGTTTGCAGACATCGTACGCAGGTACTCGTCGACACCACCAGGTCGCTTGGCCCCAAAGAACTTCTTGATACCCCTGGGATTGGGGAGGGTGCTGACGTAGTGCTCGACATCCACGGTACGTTGGTCCTCGGGGAGCTTGGCATGGGACTGATACCGAATACCGCGGCCGATCACCTGCTCGAGCTTTTCCTTATTCCAGTGTGGATCCAGGACTTGAATCTGTCTGGTTCCTTTGAGATCCAGGCCCTCGCCACCGGCACTGCTCAGGAGAAGGGCTCGGAGTTTCCCAGCGTTGTAAGCGTCCACGGTCTCCTGGCGCTGACGCTTTGCCATGGCCCCAGTGAACTTTCCGTACGGGATGTTCTTGGCCTTCAGCATCGACTCATACGGCGAGATCCCTGACTCCAAGAAGTTGGAGTAGACCAAGGCCTTGTGCTCCGGGTTCTTCTCGATGGCCTTGCTCAACCTGGTAAATGCCTCTTGCATCTTGGGGCTGAGCTTCGCGGCTCCTTCGGGATCGATGCCTTCGACGAATCCACCCGGTGACACCGCCACCTGGCGGGCCGCACCGAGGAAGGCATTGAGCTGCTTGGACTCCGCCTTGGACGGCGGCAATCCGCGCTTGACCTTGCGACGCACCCAGGCCGGGGCCTGACCCATCAAGGACTCGTAGACCTCCCGCTGCTTATCCCCCATGGTGGTCTCCACCACAGTGTCCTTGCGGGTTGGGAAATCCGGACCAGCGACGTTCTCGTGGTAGTCCACCCACTTCTTCAGCGCCTTGCCCAGCTCCGCCTTGTTCTTGAGCTCGGGAATACTACCCGGCTTGATGCCACGGAAGACACGATCAATAAGACCGGGGTTCACCTGTCGAGACCCTATGTAGCGGTTCTCGAACTCAGCCCTGTCCTGCGGGAACACCGAATCACCAGCCGCGACATTGACGAGGCTGGCCAGGTCATAAGGTCGGTTGTAAAGCGGGGTTCCGGTGAGAAGTAGGCGTTTCTTCGCCGTCGACTTGCGAGCTGCGTGCTGAGCCTTGGTTCCTGGGTCCCGCAGCCTATGGGCCTCATCGATCACCAAGAGATCTCCCCCAGGTAGTTCTCCGGAACGCGAGGCACGTTGAAGACTCTCCACCTTGTACTTGGCGTGGTCCTCACCGAGATGCTTTGCCATCTCCTTTCGGTAGTTGGCCTGCAAGGCCGCAGGAACCACCACCGTAGCCGGACCACCCAGCTCCTCTGCAGCAGCCAGGCTGCTCAGGGTCTTCCCGGACCCAACGCCATGGGCCACGACCAATCCGGGCTGAGACTTGATCCGCTGAACCACCCTCTTCTGGTGGGGTTTCAGCTCTGTGATTACTTCAGCCGTCTTCTCTGCGATTAGGCGAAGCGCGATTCGTACTGGGTCCATGGCTATGACGTTCTGATCGCGAAGTCCACAACAGGTTCTTGAATACCGAACTCGTCCTCCACGACCAGACTAGGATCCAAAAGATCAACACTGTCACCTGTGGTTGGAATCTGAAGTCTACGAACAAACCCGGTGCCATCGACCGACATGTCGAGAGTCATACCGCGAAGCAGCCTGATCTCTGCATAGCCATTGGTATCGGTAGCGACTTGTGAGTAGTGACGGAAAATACCCCAGCGCCTGGAGTCATCCATCACAGTGTTGGGTAGGAACGGGTTCGAGAACGTGATGCAGCGACCAACCAGGGGAGACCCCGAGAGGTCGCAGAGCCGGAGGAAACAAGGAATGGTCTGGTCCGAAGAGACGGACTGTGCGTGTAGGGCTGGGAATGGAACCCCGACGCCAGAAGTCTGGAGCGTGACGTGGTGGAGGAACTCGACGCGGTACCAGTAGTCGCGGTGGCTGTTCTGGTCGGTGTAGAGGTAGTCGTGGACACCGGCTAGCAGGATGCTGTCAGCGTCCTTACCAATGGCGCAGTCCCCCTCCACAAACCCCAGAGATGGGTTGGCATCCCCGGACAGTATCTCGATGCTCCCCAGTCTTCCGGTGAGCACGGAGGTCAGCTGCAGGGCCCCGCCGACGTCGGTGGCTACAACCAACGGGGTCGCCAGTGTGATAGCAGCGACGACCTGGGCGGTGCTCACCGGGTCTGGATCGGTGAAGGTCACGTTGATATCACTGACCCCATTGACCTTGAAGCTCAGGGTCCTGCCATTGATCTGATGGGGCTCTACGCTACTGCCGAGTAGGACGGCGGCTGATGGGTACGTCGTGGTGACCGGCTCGTAGAGTCCGTACTGCCCCGACCGGCTACGATGCCACCTGAGTCGGCTATAGGTGGCCAGAGCCAAGGAGATCTCGGCCACGAAGTACTTGAGCTGGATGAGTTGGTTGGTGACTGCCATGGCTACTCGTCATCGGGGTGGAATGAGGAATCCTCGGGATCGAACAGCGTGTTGGTACTAGGCACATCTGTGATGACGGCGGAGTCCAGGACTGGGGACGAGACTTCGACGAGGTCTCCAGCCACGATCTGAAGTGTGAACCTCGGGTTGAGGTCGGAGGACACCACAATACCCTGGCGGGCCAGACCTCCTGTGAGTGTGGTCATCACAGTATTGGGGCCTTTCGCTTGGTCTGTACGCCGGGCTGGGTCGTGACCGGGTCGGTGGGTGGCCCCTCGTCAGACTCCAGGGGCCAGCGCTGGAGGGTCGTGGTGCCGTCATCGTCGTAGAGCACGAGCTCCTGGGCTGTGAGGTCCACCTCCAGACGGTTCACAGCGGTCTTCTGCAGCAAGGCCACTGCCTTGAGGGGGTCGTACTCCCCGACCTCCACGAAGGCCTCCATGACGTCCTGGAACGGGGTGGTGACGGTGAGATACCAGCGGCCTGCGTCGTTCGGTGTGAACTCCACGGTGTAGTACCCGCTCCCAACCTCGGACACCACCACGGGTTGGGCCGAGACGGCATCTTCGAGGATCAGAGTCTTGGTGAATGCGGCGTTGAGTAGTCCGGTGACTGGTGTGATGCCGTCGACATCAGTGACCAAGAACGGGATCTTGACAGGTTCATTGACGCCTGCAGTGAACATGGCTGTAGTCTACCAGGTCATGGCTGGGCGGGGCAGCCCTCAGCGATAGCCCCGAGCCATGAGGTACTCGAACAGCTCAGTTCCGGGGTCGGACTTCGATGCCGAGACATGGAAGTGGCCGAGCACACCCCTGAAACGGGCGAGCTCAGCCGGGCGCAACGTACCTGTCCGGAGCTTCCCATCGATCCCGATCGGGACACGCCTGGGGATACTGGGTACAGCGGCGGTCACGGTGTTGAGCAGTGTGGTGTAGGCCTCGAGCTGTTTAGGGTAGAAATGGGCGAGCTCCCGCTTCTTGCCATGCAGCACGGTTTGGTAGGTGCCTCGGTTGAGACCACGGGGTGGAGGGGCATCTCGTCCTGGACCCGTGAAACCGTAGCAGACGGCCTCACAACCAAAGCTACGCTTGTTGACCGTGCCAGCATCAAAGGTGTCAATGAGCATGGGATCACAGAACTGCCAAATCACGCTGTCTGCGTCGAGCCCGAACTCGACCCCCAGTTCTCGGTTGTCCAGCACACGCACAAGCGTCTCGATGTCATTCTCCCCGCCGGTCCAGTGGCAGACGAAGAGGTCCGGTACAATCTTTGGTGACCTGCGTCGTGAACCCTCTCCGACCTTGAAGTCAATACCGCTGTCAGCAAACTGCACGACGGGCCAGTTGCAGACGTACTTCTTGCCGCCAATGATCAGATAGTCGCGCTTCGGGTACTTCTCGTGATCAAACATCACCACCCCGCGTCAACGGCGTCAGAGTAGCCGCGCTTCATGTTGGTCCTGATGCTGGAAGGGCTGAAGTCCAGGGGATCACCAAGGGAAGACTTAGGTCGAAGTACACGGACCTTGATCTCAGCCTTATCCGGAGCAGACCCGGTCTTCGCCAGTCGGTTGTAGAGTTCCACGACCTTGAGATCCCAGTACTCGATCTCAAAGATTGCGGCCTCGAGACTACGGATGCCGACATCAACTCCGGTGCGTGGTCTCGAAGGTTCTGGTGTCGACGGAGAGCACATCAAGACGTCGATCTCCGTGGCTCCGGCGAGAATGGCGGATTCCACAGGGGTGACCTCGCGAACACCATCGTCGGTGTAGAGCCCGTACCCGATTGGAACCGGCGGAAAAGCCACGGGTACAGCGGCAGAAGCCAACACGGCGTGACGAAGCTCGAAGACATCACCCTGGTCCCACTGATGGGAAGACCCCGTGATGAGATCTACGGCACCGACCCTAAGCTCTCTTCCGCTAGCCAGCACCGCTATGGGATCCAGGTTCTTCACAATCAGATTCCACAACGGGTCAGTGGAATACATCGAAGTCTTACCACCGAGCCAGGATGGCAAAACAACAGGAAGCCTGCCGAGTAGTCCCCACCACCACCTCTTGTAGATCGAGCGATTCCCGCGAATGCCCAACCACAGAGCACGTAGACCCGCCACGGCTTTGGCCTCTTCACCAACCCTGTATTGGGCCAGGGCCGCGGCATTGAGAGCTCCTACACTGGTCCCAGTCACCACGCCGTACGCCGCGTCACCCTCGACGAGTCGTTGTAGCGCGCCGACCTGCCAAGCCCCCTTGGCGCCCCCACCACTCAGAACCAGCCCACGCGTTTTGGACATGACCCAGGCTACCATGCCTGCTGCCAGCCCCAGAACACCCCTACCTGGGCTTGGGCACAACTACCTTGTGGCTGGACACAAACTGAACCTTGATGGTTTTCTTCGGAGGTTCCGGTGTCAGGTCCCGTACCTTGGGTTTGGACTTCGACTTCTTACCCATTCATCACCCAGCCCTTTACAGACTATACAACAACCCGATGTGGTCAGAGCTTGTGGTTCTCCCAGAACCCTACCAGCAGATCGCGAACCTCTGGTGCAAAGTGCTGGCGGTGTGAGGCAAGACCGCGAAGCTGAAGTCCGGCCTCCCCAACTGTCCACGTTTGGTTATCGGGGAACGCGAAGACAAGCGGGTCGTTCTGAAGCACAACCTTGGCCGGCTCCGTGGCGTTGACGATTATCGCCTTGACGGCTGCGTCCCCCGTCGTGAAGAAGTCGATCTCGACCAAGTATGAGTGAATCGTGTCGGCGGCAAACCCGTTCACACGAACCTCGACGGTGTTGCCAGAACCAGATGCAATAACCCGCAGCCCGGTATCGTCGATGTAGATCGTCAACGGCTCGGTTCCAGTCTTGCCAATGACCCTGACTTCCCCAGAGGCCGGCGACTTCGCGACGAACGAGACCGTGTACCCATCGATCATTGACGGGTTCTTTCCCTGGCCCGGAACAAGGGGTGCGTCAAAGCTGTGCAGAGTTGTCTGGAGGGCGGTGGCGGTAAAGACCACGAGGCGATCTTCTGGGACCAGCGTCCCAAAGGGGGTGCCAGGGGCGGACGCATTGATCAGGTTGTAGAACCGCCTTGAGATGTTGGCGTCATCAGCAAGCCGATAGTTCACCCTGTTAGCCCAGTGGCCAATGAGGGGAGCGGTCGAGGCTTCGCCATCGTCGAGCAGGTAGCAGTCCTCGGCGAAGCCGAAGTTCTCCGGTTTCGTGTCGACGGACAGATCCTTGTAGCTCTCCAGCAGGTCTTGGAGAGCTTGGCGAAAGACCTCTGGATAGATCGTGTTGTGCGCGGAGAAGCTACGGTACGCGATCCCGAAGACCGGATAGCCCTGCATCGACACCGGTAGCTGCACTGCACCAGCAATACTCACCACCACGCCGGGAATCAAGACACCGTCGATGTAGACCGCCTTGAAGATGCCGTAGGCCGCCTCGTTGAAGTCCAGCTCACAGAGATAGGTCTTGACGATGGAGTTGTCCGCCAGCCCGTCGTCGAACTCCATCGTGACGTGGCTGCCGGGAAAGGTGTAGTCCTGGATGTGAAAGATCAACTTACCATTGTTGAGCCGCACGTCGAATACGTACGGATTTATACCCATCCAGCTGGTGAGCACCTCACCCTGGGACAACGGAAGGCCGACCACTTTGCCGACCCACGTGAGCGTCATGCGGGGGGCCAACCGGAGGAACGGCCGTAGCTGCCAGTCGTATCGGAGGAACGGCCTTGGCTCCGCCGTGAGGATGGCCCTGCCTTCGCTACCGGATGACAAGTCCAGGTTTCCCGCGCCGCCGTAGTACGCTCCACTCCAGTAGTAGATCTGGGCGTCGACCAACGAAACTCCGAAAGCCCGCTGGTCATACTTCACGGCTATTTGGACCCTGGGCCAGTACGTGATGGAGCGGGCCGCAATCGTGGCGGCGTCGTCGGTCCCGACCAACTCGGCCACCTGCTCCGCCGCAATCATGTCGATGTCGACGATCCCGGCCCAGTACCCGATGATCGCGGCCTCGACCTGTAGCTTGTCGGTGGACCCATTGCCGAACACATGCAGTGTGGAGGTCGCGGCCCCCGACTCGGGGGCCGAATCAAAGCTGCCGCTCGCGACCACAGACCGAACGCCCGCGATGTCGATCGTCTCGATCAGATACTCGGGCGAGCCTCCGTAGTTCAGCTGGATGACGACGCCACCAACACCCTCGAAATCGAACGCTACGTCCAGCACTATGCCGCTGAGCTTGCGGACGATGACGTGTAGCTGCCCGTCGAGGTAGCCGAAGAAGAAACCGCGACCGAGGCCCGGAGGGATTGTCGACAGGAGCCCGCTCCCGTACAGCGCCCCACGAACTGGCGGGAAGTAGCCCGCAAAGTAGATCGTGACGGGGCCGCCGTTGTGCATCAAGTCCTGGTCCGCCGACCCCGTTGAGGCATTGCCGATCCAGTTGAAGGCGGTGCGTAACACGACGGGAGAAACGAATCCGGAAAGGCCGTTGGCGACATTGTGGGCCGCGGTTTCTAAGCCGTTCGTGCTCCAGGCGCTGGAAGGGAACGCGATTGGTGACAGAGTTGCGTATGACGATAGCCGCCCAGGCCAGTAGGTACGCAGGCCCGCCAACGGAAGTGTCCCCGATAAGACCCCGCCTGTTGTGCGTCCGCTCTCCAGAAACGCCACCAGGTCAGCGACCTGATCGCTGTTCGGCAGGTCTTCGATCATGAACAGTTTGTTGAAGATCAGGTTTCCGTAGACCTTCGGCCCCACCGTGATGTACTTCACCAGCGTAGGCGTCTCATAAGCAACGGTTCTCGCGCCAAACCCTGCGCCGTCGAGCGTCTTGTCTGAAACACCGTCGATGATCAATGTTGGGATGTGGGCGTCGGCATCCGCGCCGTTGAAGTCGACCTGGACCAAGAAGCTGTGCGGAACCCCTGTGACGAGAGGCTCGGACTGCGCCGCGTTGTGCTCGGTCTCGACACGAATGCGGCCATCCTCGGTGAGAGCGACTGTGACCGCTCCCACCGAGTAGATCCCCTGCACTGTATCCAGTGGCAAGATGATGCCGCCGACCGTCAATGACGAAACCACCGCTCTGGGTACGGCGCCGTCGATTCTCGTCGGGGTGTTACCCGATCCCAGGTATGTGAAGGCGTTGCCGTCGACCTTGAACCTCTTGTTCGCCGTGCCGTAGAAGTACAGGTCGGACGGTCGGGTGACGAGTTGCACAAAGTCGTCCGTTACGGCCGGCTCTGGCGACTCCAGGTAGTCGGTGACTTGGCTGAACCTGAGTGGAGCCGGAATCTCCGCGCCGCGGAGTTGATCCGACCAGTATTCACCGACCGCAAGCATCTCTTCGTCGGTGAGCAACCCCTCGTGAATGCTGACCCCACGGAGGAGCCCGAATATCGTGTAGTAAGGGGCCGAAAAGGTTCCGTAGCCGAGTGTCACGGTGTGGGCCGCGGTGAAGGGACCGGGCACGGGTGGCGTGTACGCCAGCAAGGCAGCGGTCATCAACCCGTCGGGGCCGTACAGCGGGTTGAGCACGGGCGTGGAGTTCACGAAGCTGACGCGCATCCCAACGACCCGGTATCGTGGGTTGATTTCGGAGAACTGAATCGCCCCAAAATGCCCGAAGCTGTCTGGAACGTCTGATGCGAAGGCGTTGACAAACTCGCTACCGTTTTGCTCGAAAAACGCGGCGGTCGGGCCACCAAAGGTTCCGCCTGACCTGTCCGCGACCGACACCAAAGACCCGCCGAAGTTTTCGACTGCGGCGGCGAAGATCGTGAGGTCCGTTCCAGTGAACCCCAGGAGCGATGTCATCGCATCGGCTGCCTGCTCGAAACGAATCGCCTGCCGCCCGTTGTAAATCCGGGAGATGGCGAGCCCCGTTGCGTCCCCTTCGCTTCCCAGATTGGCGATCGTGGTTGCCCTGTTGTTGACGTCCCGTTCGAGGTTAGCTTCGTCGGCGACATACCAGTGTCGACACAGGCCGATCTCGCCTGGTGTGATAATCTGTGACCGATTGTACGGTCCTTTCCATGCTGTGATCGCGGGGACTGACATCTAACTCACCATTCCGGTCAGAGCTTGTGGTTCTCCCAGAACCCGATCAGCGCATCACGAAACTCTGTCGCGAAGTGGGTGCGGTGCGTGGCGAGCCCCCGAAGCTGAAGCCCCGCCGATCCGACCTGATACGTATGGGTTCCAGAGAATGCAACCGCGTCGTTCTGGAGCACGACTCGGGTCAGCTCAACCGCATCCACGACAATCGACTTGATGACGGTGGCGTCGACTGCGGTGTAATCCAGCTCAATCAGGTATGAGTGCATGGTGTCGGCGGCTACCCCGTTGACCCTAACCTCAACGGTGTTTCCACCCGTCGATGCGATCACACGCACGCCTGTGTCGTCGATGTAGAGGGTTAGTGGCTCGACACCTGTCCTGCTGAGGACCACCACCTCACCGGAGGCTGGCGATTTGGCGACAAATGAAACCGTGTACTCCGCGATACCGCCTGTCTTGGCGCCGCCGCCAGAGAAATCGTTAGTCGTGGTCTGGGCTGCGGGCTCAAGAAAAACAACGATCTTGTCCTGCGTGTTCCGGTTGGCGAAGATCCCGGCAAACGTGAATGTCGTGGGGACAAGATGGTTGGCCCTCAGGGAGTTGTTGGCGGCATCTGCGGGACGATACTTCACCCTGTTGCGCCACCTATAAACTTCGGGGGGACCGCCATCAATCTCCGCTGAGACGTTGTCGAGTAGGTAGCAGTCTTCGGCGAGGTTGAAGTTCTCTGGATACGTCGTGGTATCCACAACCTTCTGGGTTTCCAAGAAGTCGTAAAGGGCAAGCCGCAGGCTCTCGGGGTAGATCGTGTTATGGACTGAGAAACATCGATACTGGACGGCTAGCTCTGGGTTGCTGTTCGCGGTCTCGGGGAGCTTGGGCGGGGTGCCTGTGGCGGAAAACACCACTCCTGGGATGAGAATCCCGTCGATGTAAACCGCCCTGATGATGTCGACACCAGACGCATTGAAATCCAGTTCTAGGATGTAGGACTTGACGATAGTGTTGTCCGCCAACCCATCGTCATATTTCATAGAAAGTGACCCTGTTGCATCTCCTATGTTGATGCGGAGGACTTCGTTATGGAAGACCACGGCAAACACATACGGGTACGCCAACCCGTTGCTTAGCACGGGCGTGGTGTCCAACGGGGCGTTCGCCTTTCCGACAAACGCGATCGTGAGCCTCGGAGCTAGCCTAAAAAACACGTACAGCGGGTGGAGGAAAGATCTTTTGATAAAGGGCGTCGCGGTGTTGAAGGTGACTTCGGCTGCACCGCTACTGCCATACGATGTGTTCAGGCTGTCAACGCCGTCGTAGTTAGTGCCGAACCAGTAGCGTATCCGTGCGTTGACCCCAGAGATTAGGAATGACCGCTGGTCGTACTTCACAGCGATCTGGACCCTGGGCCAGTGCGACAGCTTACGCGCACCGATGGTGGCGAAATCGTCGGTGTCGGCAAACTGCCGCACCTGTTCGTCCGCGATCATACTGGTGTCGACGAGACCGACCCAGTACCCGATAGCCGCCACCTCAGCCTGGATCCTATCGCTGGGGTTGCTGGTGGAACCGAATATCGTGAGAGGTAAGAGTGTGGGTCCAGCTTCTGGGGCCGTGGTGAAGCTGCCGCTCGCCACCACCGTTTGGGACCCATCAACATCGATCGTCTCGATCAGATACTCGGGTGAACCCCCGTAGTCTATCTTGACCACCACACCGCCAACGCCCTCGAAGTCGAACGAGGCGGCCATGGCCAGACCTCCGGCGTTACCAATGGCGAAATAGAGCTGACCCGCGTAGTAGCCGAAGAAGAATCCCCTGCTACCGCCTCCAGGCGCGCTTGTCGTGGACAGAATCGCGCTCGTGGATGTCATCCCCCTCACGGGTGGGAAGTAGCCGGCAACGTAAAGCGTGGCGGGTCCGCCGTTGTGCAACACCTCGTCTTCGTCTGGGGAAGGTGGTTCAATGGGCGAGGACCCAAACCACGTAGGCCCCATGAGATACGCCCCTGGGGAGCAGAAGGTAGACCTCCCGTAGGGGTTGTTGTGGTCGCTAAACGTCATTGCCCCTAGCGGATACCAATACTGCCGAAGTTCCAGTGGCGTCAGGCCGGGGACACTAAGATCCCCACGTGTACCGATCGACCAGAAGTGCTGTAGACCCACCAGTGGGTAGGTCTGTGACAGGACACCTCCGGTCGTGCGGTCGCTTTCAAGAAAGTCGACCACTCTAGTGATCTGATCACCGCCAAGTAGATCGTAGATCGAGAACAGCTTGTTGAAGATGATGCAGCCGGCTGCATTTGCCGGAGCATCGATGAGTGGAGCAGCATACGCGACGGTCCGGGCACCAAAGCCAACGCCGTCGAGCGTCTTGTCTGAAACACCGTCGATGATCAATGTTGGGATATGGGTGTCGGCGTCAGTGCCGTTGAAGTCGACCTGGACCAAGAAGCTGTGCGGAACACCCGTGGTGAGAGGCTCGGACTGCGCCGCGTTGTGTTCTGTTTCGACGCGAATGCGCCAGTCTGCTGTAAGCCGAACGGTAACGGCGCCGACCGTGTAGATCCCCTGCACCGCATCCAGCGGCAGGATGATGCCTCCGACCGCTAGTGCTGTGACCTGCGCACTCGGGATGTCCCCGTCAGCTCGATTCGCCGGCTGATCTCCTCCCGAATACATGAAGTCCTTACCGTCTACCTGAAACCTCTTGTTCGCGGAGAAACCATATAACTGGCTAGACGGCTGACTGACAACGGCGTAGTTCACGTGCGTGAGGGCTGGCGGCGGCGACTCCAAGTAGTCAGCAACTTGGCTGAATACGAGTGGGGGCTGAATAGCGGTGCCGCGGAGCTGTTGTTCCCAGTAGAGGCCAATAGCGACCATCTCTTCGTCCGTGAGCAGACCCTCATGAATGCTGATCCCACGAAGGTGGCCCCTCAGCAGGTAAGCCACGTCGATGTTGGTTCCGTGCCCGAGTGTCACGGTGTGGGCCGCGGTGAAGGGACCGGGAACAGGGGTCGTGTTTATCGAACCAGAGGATACTAGCCCACCGTACCCGTACACCGGTTCGAGTATGGGTGTGTTGTCCGCGAAGCTGACGCGCATCCCAACAACACGCATCACCGGGTTGATTTCAGGGAAGCTAATGATCCCGTAGTTCCCGAACCCGAAGGGGTTGAACTCGCCCGACGCACTGACGACGGTAGAGCCGCTATTTGCTTGTTCGTAAAACGAGGTGTTTGGTCCGTAAAAACCTGGACCATAGGTTACGGGGTCCCTGTCCGCGACGGACGCCATGACCGCCCCGAACGAACCCATGGCGGCTGCGAAGATCGTGAGGTCCGTTCCAGTGAATCCCAGGGATGAGATCATCGCATCAGCGGCGTTCTCGAAATGAAGCCCCTGGCGCCCTTTGAAAGTCTGGGAGGAGGCTAGCCCCACGGCATCACCCTCACTCCCAAGATTGGCGATCGTGGTGACGTGTCCGCCCCCGTCCCGATCTAAGTTGACCTCGTCGGCGACGTACCAGTGCCGGCATATTCCGACCTCGCCTGGAGAAACGAGCCCTGCCTCATCGAAGGGCCCTCTCCAGGCGGGAAACACGGGTGGGGACGTCGGGGCCGCCATCTACTTCACCCTTTCGGTGCGTCCAACTCCGCCAGCTTGGCTTCGATCGCTTCGGCGGCTGCCCAACGTTCGAGCGCCGCGTCCTTGAGCCTGTTGGCTTGTGCTTGTGCCTGCTCTTTGCGCCGCCGAATGACCCCCTCCGGCAGGACTGCGACGTCCGCAACCCTCGGCACCTGAACCCGGTTCACGTGCCGATTCACTGCACGCGCCACGGCCTGTGCCTCGTGCGCGACTTGACGCTCTTGCTTGGCCACCAGTGCGGCAGACATGCGCCGACGCATTTCGCTGCGCTGATCCGGAACTCGCTCACGCCTTGGTGGGCGACCCTGACCCTCACCGCCTACTGGGCCACCTCCTCCGCCTCCACCTTGACCCGGCATGTTAGCCCACCTTTCTTACGTTGCTCTTGAACACCTGATCGTAGCCCCAGCGATTGAACAACGCCGGATACCGCTTGGCAATCTCAAGACCAGCCAGTGGCGGACACGCACCCATACGGACCCAGTCGGTAGGCGACGCCTTCACGGGCCGCACCGTTCCCAGTGGCGTGTGGTTCCACTTGTGGTTCGTGCTCGCATCGATGTCGGTGCTGGTGACGGCCTCGACACGCTCCAAATCCCAGCCGTCGAAGTCGTCCAACTCCAAGTCCAGGGCGAGCTTGCGCAAGACCTTGAGAGGCGACTCCATGAAGTCCTCATACGACACGAACATGACGTTGGGGTAACGCCTGGGCCCATGCTCCAGAATGGACTCAATCCGCTTACAGGCGTAGCCCAGAGGCCCCTCCTGTGGTCCGTCATCCCGGAAGTAGAACCGGAGCTTCTCCTTGGCCGTCTCCTCCGACAGAGCTGCACCATCGGTGAGGAACGCATTGACGCCGAGGTCTTGCCGCACGCACGACGCCCAGCAGTTGAGTGGGTTCCGCACCATGACGAGGATGCGGGACGCTGGCCAGATAGGGCGAATGGCGTCCGCATGGTTGAGCCACGCCCGGCCCTTGTCGACAACAACAGTGTCGTCTGGCAGGTCGAGCGGACTGAAGTGACCCCCGAACCACATCCGCATCGACTCCCAGATTCGCTCGCCGTACTGCTCTTGATTCCGGTGGCGATGGGAGATGACCTCGGGGTTGTTGGAGTAGTACGAGCGCATGACCCCGAACCCTCGGGCCATCGGTGACGTACCCTCGGAGAACACCTGCGGGTGCTGGCAGAGCGCGTCCAACAGAATCGTGGAGCCGCAGTTGGGGATCGGGGCGAACAGGATCGGGTCTCTCATGACGTGTCTCTAGTCAATCTCTGTTGAGGTGTCGACGCAGCCTATGCCACGTCGCCTGTTACGCGGCACTCGGTGTCCGAGATGAACGTGAGGAACAACTCGTCACCGTCGGCGCCCAAGGACAGAACCGTGTCTTGGGCGAGATTGTTGACCGTACCCTTTGGGCACGTGAGCGTGACGGTGGTGCCGCTGTCCTGCTGGATCGTGATGGCATTCGCACCATCGGCAATCAGATGGATCCGCATCCCCTGGATCGCCATTGCGGGTGTGATCGTGAGGGTGTAGGCGCCCGTCACGTTCAGCGTCTTGTTTCGGTCCGCGAGCGTCAGATCCCTAGATGCCGCGACCACGAGTACGTCGTGCTCCTCCGCCACGACCAACTCGTTTGTGCTTTTCTGAATCTTGAGGCGGTCGGCGTCCCACCAGAAGTCGCCGAACCTTGCGACACCGGCCGCTCCGGTTCGGTCGAAGTTGGTGAAGAAAAGCTGGGTTCCCGGCGCACCATCGGTCACGTCCCACATGTTGACGCCGTAACTGTAGTAGAGCAGCGAAGCCGTCATCTGTTTGCCTTCAGACGTCTCCGGGATGATCACCTGTATGGTGACCGACACGCCTTGGCCAGCACGCGATGTAACCACCGCTTCGATATCGCTACCCAGGCCGGCAGCAGCGATGGCGACGTTGAAGTCGGCGGCGGCTGTTACCGAGTCGTCATAAAAAGATGTCAGGTTGACTACCGTTCCGTCGTACACCAGCGTGACGTAAAGCTCCCAGTCGTAGGGGTAGAGCGTAGAAAACTCTACGGTTGGAGAAGAGAACCCCAGCCCACCCCCGCGAAAGCGAAAGTCCTCCAGGACGGCGAGCGACCGATTTACGGTGTTTGTACCTGGCCCGAACTGGAAGGCGTTGGTGCCGAAAGCTTGAATGGCTGCGGAGTCGGCCGCACCGAGCGCGGCGGTGCCGTAGCCGAAAGCTTCGATGGCTGCTCCCAGCGCGGCGCCGAAAGCTAGGTTGCCGTCACCACCGCCAGCTTCGATGTTGAAGCCGCTTGCAGATCCCAGAGCAATGTTTCCGTCCTCGTACTGACCGAAACCCGCACGGATGGCCGCGTCGAAGGCGTGCCCTCCAACCAAGCCCCCTATGCCCGCTGCGTACATCTCGGCGTCAGCGGTAGTGGACCGGACTCGCCCGAAGGCGAGGTTGCCCATGCCTGTCCCCCAGTACCCGTCGAGGAAGATGCGTGCCGCCCAGGGTCCCTCATAGCTGGTGACATAACCCCCAGCGATGTAGTTACCGGGCCCACGTGCTTCGGCAGTGGCGTAGGCATCAACACCGCTGGCATAGACGTAGGTGCCCGCGATGGTGGCGAGTAGATCGGAAAGCACCAAAGCGGTGCCATCTGCGCCTGCTGCCGCAGCACCGCCAAAAATCTTTTCTTGCCACCCACCGCCGAGCAAGACCTCGGCCGTAGCAGCCAGGCCGTAGGACATGGCCGAGCCGATCAGCATACCGCCGCCCGTCTGTCCCGTGCTGATCAGCGCGTCACCACCGCCGTTCTCGGAATAGAACACTAGCAGCGGTGCAACGTCGTAGCGTTCGTACGTGACGGTGCCGTCCGCAGCGAAGAAGTCGAC